CGCCGATGCGTCCGGTGCCGCAGCCGGCATCCAGGATCCTGCTGCCGCGTTCGGCCATCGCATCGATGGTGCGCGCTTCACCGAAGATGTCCTTGCCTTCGGCGGCCAGATTCCGCCAGCGCTGCGCGAAGTTCTGGGAATGGTCGGGGTTGGCCCGCAGATTGGCGAGCCAGAGGTTTTCGTCAGGTGCACTCATGCTTCCATTTTCCCACGGCACACCCGTAAACCTGCCGTTGGCTGGCGCTTCGCTTCGGCCTTCTTCCAGGATTTCGCCCCGTTGCGGATGGTCCGCCGCAGTCGTTGAGCCAGGGCTCTGCAGGAGCGCGCCGCCTTCCACTTATTGGTCTGCACCGGTGGCCTTGCGGTTGTGGTCCATGGCGGCACGAACCCAAATAGCGAGCTAGTCATCAGTGACGATGGCTTCAGCGGCAACCTGGATCCAGCCCTGGCCCATCCTGCGGCCGCGCCCCATTTCTGCTTGGGCGGCCCCTGGCCAGCCCAGCACCTCCTCATGCTGCCCGCCGTCTCCAAGGCCCGTGGCTGATGCTGAACTTTCCATGGCGCCTCCTACAGCAAATGGGCCCAGCGTAACAAAAATGCGCGCTAGTGCTCATGAAAGTCAGCGTATTTGGAGAAGGGGAAAACGATCATTTGCCGAAAGGAGAGCCGAGATCTGCCGCGGCAAAGAAATTCCGCATTTATCGGGCCATTGTGCAATCATCACCCGATGCATCCCTGACGCACGCGAAGCGGCGTTCTCGCTGGCGGATTGGAAGAGGTGAAAACGCAAGCGGCAGGTGTCGCATATTTTTTTGATGTCTGGCCCGAGCGGCTTGCAAAGTCCAGGCAACATTTTTATTCGTTTGTTGGCAGTCGCCGATGCCGATTCGGCGAACTTTGAATACAGAAAAACCGCTTCAAGCACTCCAGTCAGGAGTATTGAAGCGGTTATCTTTTTGGTGGGCCCTACCGGGATCGAACCGATGACATTCACGGTGTAAACGTGCGTGTTTCCCGCTAGATCTAGCGGTTAGATTGGGGTGCTTACGTGTTTCTTACGTGTTCAGGATTTTTCTGGGATCGGCTCAGAAAAAACGTAAGCTTACGTTTTATTGGCCCATCTCGTCCGATGCTTCGCTGTGAGGGTTCTCCACTTCCAGTTCGTCCCACCATTGGCGCACTCGCGGGTCTTGGAATGGGCCGAGGTTTCCGTATTGATCCATGAGGCGAATTCTAGTCGCGCTTGAGCCGTGGCTGGTAATCGATCATTTGGTCTTGGTTTTGGTGCCAGTGGTGGTCGTCTTCGGTGGTGACCCAGGTGGAGTCTTCGCGCCGGATTCGGTGGCAGGTTTCGGCGGGCACCCAGAGTGTTTCTTTTGCTCCGTTGTCTACCCAGCCGAGTTGGTTTTTGATTCGGGTGATCATGACCATGTCACCTTTCCATCCTTGGGCTTGGGCGTGGAACAGCTCGCCATCGTGCTCTACTTCAACATAGGGGTATCGATTGGTTTCGTACCGGTACAGTCCTGGCGAGTATGGGTCTTCGTAGTAGTCCACCAGATGATTGTCTCTTAACGCAGAAAACCGCCCCGGTGTTCTCGTGGTGAGAACCCGGGGCGATCGATTGCTTCTAGTTTACCAGTTCACTCATGCAAACTTCCGTGCACATAGGTTCACTTAAGTGTATCTAGAGAAAGTGATAGTAAGGCGAATCCTTACTATCACTTATGCGGCGTATTGCTTGCCGTCGATTATGGTTCGCCCGTCGATGATCCGGTACACGAATGGCCATGACTCAGTTTCGTCGTAGTACGCGAATCCGATCCCCTGCTGCCACTGCTCGACTACTTTCGCCGGCGATCCGTTGGCGCCGATGGCACCATTCACGGATGGGACCGCCCCGTCTACGCGGCACATGCACCCTGGGTTGGCGGAGTATGAGCGGATTGGTTCTCCGCGTGGGCCCATGACCTGATGGTGGGTGATTTCGGCCCTATGAGTGTGTCCTGCCCAGGTGTTGAGGTGCGGCAGTTCGTGGATGTACTGAGATGTGGTGGAGCCCTTGCTGTTGGCTCGGGTTCCGTGGATGTTTCGTGTGGTGTCGTTGTCCCAGTCGGTCGCTGCAGGGTATGCGTCAACATAGGTGATGTCGAGCTCGTCGAGGCGCAGCAGGTACGGGACGGACATTGTCGGCCATGATTCGGGCATGTTGGCGCGTCGTAGTCCAAACGCTGCGAGTGCGTTGGTTTCAACGAAGTTTTGCATGCGTTTGTCGTGGTTCCCCTCGACGATGATGATGTCCGCGTTAGGTGCGACTGCTCGGAGTTGAGCTAGCCATGCGTGGGCGGTGTCGAAAGCTTTTTGTGTGGTTAGTGCGAATCCGGCCTCTTGTGCCCAGCGTGATTGGGATGGCATATCGAGGAAGTCGCCTAGGATCTGGATCTTGTCCGGTTGGTATTCGGCGCAGACCATGACGAAGATGTCCATGGCTCGTTGGTCGTGGAATGGGTCTAGTGTGCCGTCGGCTAGTCGCCTGTATCCGATTTGATGGTCAGCGGATTTGAGGGCTAGTTTATGCGGGCGGTACGGTGCTGGTGCGGGTTGCGGGATTGTGACTGTGACCGGTTGTGCTTGCTGGATTACGGGCCAAGCTGGGTTCCCGGCTTCCGCGGCGCTTTTGAATCGGACGTTGTTGATTTTGTTCCAGAATCCACCGGCAGGGTTGGTTGTCACGCCCCAGTTGAAGGTGACTTTTTCTGGGTCTTGGCCTTTGGCGCGGATGAACTCGCAGAAGTCGTTGTAGCCCCAGGCTTTTTCTGAGGTGATGGTGTAAGCGTCAGCGCTTTCGCTTGTCCCGGACTGTTGTACAACTTCTTGAACGTTAGGCGCTGCGGCTGGTTTATGTTCAGAAGTCGGTACGTTATTGCCTATTGCTGAATTTGTGGCCTGTTTTTCATCTTGTTCGGGCGTGGTCGGAGTTTTGTTGCCGCATCGGCATGTTTGGTTTCGGTGGTTGTTGATGGTGCTTTTGCTGACTAGGTGTCCGTAGTCTGCGAGTTGCGCGGCCATTGCGCGGGATGTGATCGTGGGTTGGTCTTGTAAGCCCGTGGTGTTGAGGGCCGCAGCGTAGGTGCAGTGCACGGTTCTCCTAGTGGCTAGAAGTTGAAGTGTTTGGTGCCAGGCACCCGGCTAACGTACGCGTCCCGGGTGCCCAGCTTTGCAACGGTCCAGTAGCCGTTGCGCTACTCCCGGGAGCTACCCGGAAACTTTGGGGCTGACCTTTTTCGTTGCTTGACGAAAATGGTCAGCGGATGCTACTCGGCTTCGTGCTTTCCCGGCCGGCTAAGGCTCGGCACGTTGCTAGGGAACGCTAGCGAGGTCAACGCCGAGACCAGCACGCCTCCGAGGAATGCGCCCCCGAGGGTCACGAAGTTCACGGTGAACGCATTGATCACCTGAGCGGTCTCACCGTCCACGGCGCCGGCGGTCAGGCCAACACCGAGAGTGAGCAGGGCGAACTGTGCGCCGGACTTGATGCCGCGCTCAGCGACACCCTTCCAAAATTCGAGGTTGAACACGGTTATACTCCTAGTTTCTTGCGGGTTTTGGGTCCTGCGATGCCGTCTGGGACGAGCCCTACTCGGCGTTGGTAGTCGCGGGTGTTGGCGGTGGTTTGGTCGCCGTCGTAGCCGTCTACGGTCTGCTTGGTGTAGCCCTGTTTCTTCAGGGCGGACTGGACTGCTTTGACCTGTTCAAACTTGGCCTGGGTGACCGGGCCCCAGTGACCGTCCGGTTTGAGCCCGTGCGCCTTCTGGTAGGCCTTGACCGCGGCTTTCTGCATGCTGCCGTTTACGCCGTCGATGTCACCCTTGTATAGGCCCATCTTTGTGAGCGCGCGTTGGATGGCCTCGTTGTCAGCTTTGCTGTTGCCGGACTTTGCAGGCTTTGGTTTTGGCTTGGCAGATGGTTTCGGCTTCGCCGGGGTGACGTTGCCAACCGGCAGGACTTCAATCCGCGGCGCCGAACCAGGCTCCACACCGAACTTCTTGAACGCCAGCTGCGGATCGTAATCCGAATTAGAGTCGCGCCAGTCCGCCCACAGTTCAAAGTGCAAGTGCGGTGCGGTCTGATTGCCCGAGCGGTCGTTGTGGCCAAGTAGGTCGCCACGCTTGACCTTGTCCCCCACCTTCCAGTGGTCGAGCACGCGCATGTGGTTGTATCCGTTACCCTCACCATCAGGGTTGGAGATCAGCAACCCGCCTCCGGTGCGTCCGCTAGCCCATGTAGCCGTTCGGTTGCCTGGGCGGATGCCCCTTGCGATCTTGCGGATCGTTCCATCGAATGCCGCGTAGATCGGCTTGCCGACCTGGCCAGGCTTTGGCGGGGCAATGTCCATGCCCTTGTGCCCTGGATACCCGCCGCTGTCTGCGTGGTTCTGGGTGAGTCGTCCCTCGAATGGGGACACCATTTGTGCCACTGGTTTTTCTTCTTTCTGGTTCGGTTCGGTCAGGTCAAGGAATTCTTCCCACCGGTCGGCGAGACGCATTTGCGCTGGGCAGTCTTTGCCGGTCCAGGCGTTGTGTTGCTTCACCTGAGAGCGCGCGAGCTTGTGTTGGATCCGCCAGTCACGAACGACACCGGCTGCGCGTTTGAACGCTTCGTCGTAGTCGCCGTCTGCGTTGACGCAAATTTCGACGGCCAGCGAATTACGGTTGCCCTCATCGGCGCCGGCGTGCCAGCACTGGGCCGTGTCTGGGTAGGATCGGATCGCTTCGTTGTCATCGACTTGGACGTGCCAGGATGCTTGGCGTGCTCCCCCGCTGGACTGCAGGTCTGCGTGTGCTTGTGCGTCAGCGCCGGCCGCCTTGTTCGCTGTCTCGTGGACCGTGATTGAGGTGCACCGGTTGACCCCGTCATAGATTTTGTCGCTGTGCGTGACCAGTTGTTCTTTCACTGGTGACTCCTTGCTGATTTTGGGTATGAAAAAAGCCACCAGGTTGCTGGTGGCTTAGTCGATGTTGATGTTTGGCCGTGCAGGCGGATGGTCGGACTTGCGGTAGAAGTCCCATCGATGAGTCAGGTCGTCCCATGCTGCTGTGAAGATTCGGATTGCGTCGCGCAGTCGGCGGATTGTTTTGTCCTGTTCGCGAATATGGGTCTCTAGAGAATCAACACGTCCGGAGAGCTTGTTGCGTTCTTCTCGTTCTGTGTTGAGTTCTTCGCGAAACCTGGCTACGTCTTCACGGAGATCATCTGCGATGTCCAACGCCATTTGCTGGGCAGTTTTAGCGGCGGCGAGATCCGCGTCTTTCTTCTTCACTGGTGCTTCTTTGCGGGACTGTCGGTACTGCCAGAAACCACCGCCGAGAACGGCAACGAGGATTGTGACGATGCCAGTGATGATCGCTTCTGGGCTCATTGTTGGTCGTTCTCCGTTTCAGTGATGATCTTCCGTGTGGATCGTTCGATCAACACAAGGGAGATGAAGCGGAGAAGGCATCCGATAGACAGTGCCAGTGGCATCCCCCAGGAGAAAACGCTCCCTGGGTAGTGCCAAGAAACGCTGATTGCGAAGACGGCGAAGCCGCCGAGGCTCAGTAGCCACCCGAAACGTTCCAAGGCCCAACCCTTTGATACCTCGTCGCCAGACCAATTCAGTCCGACGAGTGATATAGCTCCACCGGCGGTCAGGAATACTGCAACGAGAACCACCACTACAAGTGGCATCTGGTCCATGCTCTTGGACGGTGAGAAAGTTGTTGAAGCCACTGATATGGCGACGAGCAGTCCGAATCCGAAAGCAATCGAGGCCACTATGGTGTCGAGCGGATGCACGAGGAGTCTGTCCCACCACGTAGGTGGGTTCCTCAACGGCTGATAAAGATGTGTGGGCAAATGGCCCACCTCCTGGAATTTGGGGGGTTCAATTGAAAACTTTGGATACGTACGCGCATCTGTTGTCTCGGAGAAGTTACAAGCGACCTCGCTTTATAACTTTTGTGCAACGTTTGACTATTTGTGTGCAAATAGTCGAAACCTTATGATTAGCTGTGAATCTACGTAATTACACATTGGGGGAAAATTGGACGTTGGTACTGGCGGAACGGTAGAGGAACTCCTCGGAGAGCAAGTTGACTTACAGAAGAAACTTCTCTGGGAAGCATCCGATAGTCGGAAGAAGAAGCACCGCCACGACTTTGAAACGGAAGCTCCCCTCACTAAGGATCAAAAGGTCCTGGCTGAGATTCAAAAGCTCCTTGGGCAGCAGCAGGAACTCCAAAAGAAGCTCCTGTGGGAAGCTGCCGACAGCCGTAAGGTCAAGCACGCACTCCGCAAAGAAGCGGAAGTTACTCCTTCACGAGAAGCTATGGTTCTCGATGCTATCGAGAATCTCCTGAAGGATAACCTTGAGGTTCAACGCAAGATCCTCTGGGAAGCTGTTGCTAACCGGAAGAACCAGGACGTGATCCGCACGGCTGCAGCGACACCGACGCTCAATGAGGTTCAAGCGTACGTTGATGAACGCCAGCTTTCATTCCTGGACACCATTAGCGTGATTCGGGATGAAGGATTGAGCTTTGCCCGCTTTGGCGACGGTGAAATGAAGATCATGCTTCGCCCTGATTACAATCTGGGTTTCCAGAAGAATTCACCTGCTCTCGCTTCGGCGCTGCGTTCCGTCTACACGGATACAAGTGACCAGGTGCTTCTGGGGTTCCCTTACCTTTACCGTGATGCACACTGGTCAGGGGTTTGGTGTGATGTATGGCCTCAGGTGAAGAAGCTCGCTAGCTTGCAAGGCCGAGTAGGTAATTCTCATGTTTCGCGCCCTGTGTTCTTCCAGAACACAGGCGAAGAAGGTGTGGAAGCGTGGCGTTCCGTTTGGGCGGACAAGCGAGTAACCGTCATTACTGGCAAGGGTTCCCGGTTCGAGAACGTGCCGGCACTGTTCGACGGGACAAAATCGTTTGACTACATCTATTCAACGCCTAGCAATGCTTTCTCCGACCTAGACCGGGTCAAAGCTGAGGTCGCGTCATCTGATGCCGACGTTTTCCTGATCAGTTTGGGGCCGGCTGGAACTATCCTTGCCAACGACCTCGCGAAGGCGGATCGCCAAGCGATCGACATTGGGCATATCAGCGACAGCTACACCAACGTATTTGAAGGCGGCGCTTGGCCAGAAAGCAAGCCTGCCACGGTCGACGCGCAGGTGGGTTGATTGGTGACTAGGGTTGACCTGCGTAATAAACAGGCTGGCGACTGGGCTGACGATTCGGGTAATCGCATCATCGGAAATCCCAAGGTGCTTGGGCCCGCTTATGTTGAATTCACTGGATCGAACAATCTCCTTTCTTTCGCTACGGGAAGTTCTGTCGCGGGCTATTTGAGTTTCCGAAGGGACGATTCGCAAGTTACTTTCGGGGAACGCGCGATGTTCAGAGGGAGAATGAGCGTCGGACAAGAATGCTCCATCACGTTTGGAACCGGAATCTACTGGGGCCCGAATGGATATGTGACGTCGGCAGAAGGTGCCAACATAACTTTTGGCGACGATCTTCTGATTTCCGAGAATTGCACTTTCCGTGCTGACGATTCGCATCCAATTTATGATGGCGATACCGGCGAACGTATCAATCCTTCACGCGACATTGTTGTGGGCTCGCACGTTTGGGTTGGTGTGGATGCATTGGTTATGCCGGGTTCGGTGATCGGCAGTGGTTCCGTTCTTGGAGCAAGGAGCATGGTTACCCCTTCGCGCCCAGTGCCGAAAAATTCTCTGGCTGTGGGCTCGCCTGTCCGAATTGTCAGAGAGAATATTCGGTGGGTCAGAAAGCATCTGCAGACGTCGTTGGATATTGACGAGAGACTTTCGGCGGCCGAGCTGCTCCATATTTAGAATCCGTCCGGGCTGGTATGACCAGCCCGGACTTCCTCTTTCATCATTAGCCGGCCTGCAGTACAGGCCTTGGTAAAACCGCAGTTTCAATACTACCTTGGCCCGACAAACTCACTACGTCGTCAGTTTCAGGTTCCCTGTTTCGGTCACCTGATTCGCGGTCACTGTGGAAATATCGACATGCGTGGTTGTTCCACCGTTGATGATGTTCTTGTCCACGAATCCGTACGCTGATCCGCCGTAGGCTTCAATGCCTTTTGTGCCTGCCGGAGCAGTGACGCTCGCTCCCATGACGCTGAATCGGGAGACAGCTGTCAACGCGATACACCGAGTACCCGCAAGGCTATGAGCCTTGTTGTTTCCAGATACCTGCACATCAGTGCAAGAAGCAAGGTAGAACGCGGCACCCGCACAAGATAGTGCAGCGACACCGTCAATCTTAAGGCTTCCGCAGAAGGCGGCACGCCAAGCATCCGCCCTTGCACCTGTGGACTTATTCTTTCCCCACACCAATACATCCACGTATTGCGCATCGATGGGCCGCCCTGGACCGGTGAAAATGTTCATCTCGTCAAGAACCAGTGTTCGCAAGTACCTAGCCGAGATGAAATTGGTTGGGCTTGACGCGGTCGATAGCAGTGTGAATCCGTTTCCGAGAATGCGAACGGTACCTGCGTAGACGTTTCCGCCTCGTGCGTCCGGAACGATATTGATGATGCTCTGTTGGTTTACGTTTGCGCATCCTTCGATGATGTTTCCACCAATCGTGACATCATCAACAACTAGTGGGTTCGCCAGCGTTCCGGGAGTGTTCGTTGCGCCCTCTTCGAAGTTCGCGCCAAGCGACGGTACTCCGTAATCGGTGCTGTACAAGCCCAGGATCGTTGTGTTTGCTGGTGTGGTGAATCGGAAAGTGTTGCGCAGGAAACTGAACTTCTTGATGCCAATGAAGTGGACAAGGCCACGAACCTCAGAAGTGATATCAATTGCTGGGTCAACCACGAGGTTGTCATCGAAGTGGATATCGTTCGATGTTGCCGATTCATGTGTTGCGTGCGATCCCATCGGGTTAGGGGCCGGGTAGGTAATACCACCAACAGTCAATGGCAGGAATTGATTGTGGTGCACGTTCACATGTTTAGTGGACAGTCCGTCGTATGACCCAGGAAGATCAGGCGCGGAAGACGTACCGGCTGCTGAGATGTCGCATTGGATCGCTTCGGATTTTGCGTACCCGGCGCCGGCGCTCTTGAATCCCTCAAAAATGCTGTGATGGATTTCAATGTTTGAGCAACCGAGCAAATCGAAGATATGCCCTTGCCCCATGCACTGGCTGAACTTTGTATTGAATACTTCAAGGTTGTCTGTGTGGTGCAGTGCGAATGGGCAGATTGCGATGTTGTTGGCGAAGTCGCCTTGGAAGGTTCCGCCTTCCCAGATGATCCCGCTGTCACCTGAGGCATAGCCCTTGTTGCCATCGGAGCCGGTGTAGAACACGGCGTATCCGGAAGCCACACTGCTTTTCTTGATTGTTGCGCCATAAGCCCGGTAGTTCAATCGGCCACGAAACCGGACCCGCTGAACCAGGTCATAAGTCAAAGCAGGGAAGACGACAGTCTTACCGCCCTGCCCGAAAGTGCCGTAGGCGTAAGTGATCGCTGATTCCACAACAGCGGAATCATTGCCGACTCCGATGGTTCCGAAATCGGTGACGAGTACTTCTAGTTCTCCGCGCTTGCTGTATCGGGAGTCCGCTGCCGATTGGGTTTCTGAGCCGGTGCCGCCAATCAGGGATGCTACGGCTGTGTCAGCGGGGGCGCCGACCATGTTCGCGGCATCTTGTGCCGCTTGTCGGGCTAGTTCAGCCTCAGCGGCCGCAGTTTGCGATGATAGTTCCGCGCTGCTTGCCCGGTCAGCGGCATTCACTGCTTGCTGCTTGATCCCTTGGTAGGACTGGACAAGGCCCACAAGGTTATCTGCCGCCCAGCCGACTTCGTCTAGCGCTGAGTAGAACACCCCAACGAACCCCTTGTCGTTCGTTGTCAGCGGGTTTGGGATAGCTAGGCCTTCAGAATCAGTCAACGCAACAGGGGTGCGCGTGCTATCTGCCGGGTCGAAAATAGTGAGTTCCGCATTCGCCGCGACGTTCTGAGTATCAGTTGGGTCAATGGCAAACAGGCCCGGATATGGGAAAGGCATGGGGCCTCCTTAAAAGAAGAAGGAGACCTCGTTGAGGTCTCCTTCAAGGATTGATTTTCCGAACGTATTACCGGGCGAACCACGTGCCCTGCATGGTGAAAGTGTCACCCTTTTCGATGTTCTGCCCACCACCAGATACGGCGGTCAGCTCGACACTCCCGGCGTAGTGAGCGTTGGCCGTAGCCATTCGCCCGGTTGTTGCCGTGCTCATCACTCCTGAGTTCATCAGCGTGTCTGGGCGGTAGGTGGCGCTCATGGTCGCTATTTTCTGGTTCGATAGGTTCCCATCAGTGGGAACGTAAATCGCTGCACCAGTTCGCCGGAATTGAATGAAGCAGCTCACCGTATCCAGGGATCGTTTCGTGGCCTGATAAAGGATCTCCCACCCTGACGCGGCAGACAAAGCGTTATGAGACCATCCGGTAGACAGCAGGTCGGCTAGGTTCACCCATTGGGCGACGTTGTTTGCACCGATAGTGCGCATCCAAATGGCATCGATGATGGTGATCACCGTACCGGGCGTGTTCACGTACGAGCGGACTAGATCGTTGACCGCAAAGCATCCACCATTTCGAGCCCACACGCGCATATCAATGACTTCGGGGATGCTCGCAGATCCCGCCTGAACACGCACCAGAGCTAACGGCTGGTCATCAATAACGCCAGGGTTTGATTGTCGCCCTGAAGGGATTGCCTTGGTGCTCGTTCCCTTGATAACCACAATCTCAGTGGGGCCGCCGTTCGTTGGACCCCATGAACGGCGCAACGCGATCAAGTCATAACGTGAACCGGTGGTAACAGCGTCCAATTGGATCACCGCTGCGGCATCGGAAATGTCCATCACACCGCGCCCCCAGGCAAGGCCCGCTGACACGTTGATCATTCGAGTGCCCGAAGTTTGAGCTACAAGGAAGTCGGAGGCACCGTTGACCCCGTATTCTGACGAGCCGACTTTGGAAACCATGGAAGCCCACTGGACTTCATCTACTGTTCCGTCGTAACCAACAGAGGTGATTGCCATTTACTTGCCTGCTTTCAGAATGCGTAGTTGTCGCCCAAGGCTTGCTATTCGCTTGACCATTTTGAGTGTTGGGTCAGGGTTTTCTTCGCCGACTTGTTGGCTGATGACTACGCCTTGGTCAGTGGTCCATGTCAGTGGCGCTTCGCGTAGAACGTCCTCGATGATCAGCCCTGGGCCTACTTCGAGGGATAGCTTGTCGCCAACATGCAATCCGTCGATGCCACCGTATTGAAGATGCTTTGACTCTTGCAGGGACACTGAGAGTCCCAGCGACGGGCCGTTCACTGCTAGGTACTGTTGGCCTGCTTTGTCCAGTTCTGCACTATCAGTGGTTTCCAGCCCGTCTGTATAGTGTTCGCGGATTCTCTTGGTGCCAGTTTCTGTTGCGTTGTTGGTGACTTGCCTGAATGTTCGCAGCTCTCTGGCACCTGAACCGCCAACGACAACACGGGATGCATGGGCGGGATGTTTCGCCCACGACCAGTCAATGACTGACCCTGAGGTTTCCGTTAGCGTTCTGCCCCATACTGATGGCACGTAGGCTTCTACCCTGTAGCCTGCTGACGCTTGAACCACGCGCAAGCCAATTCCTGCTGACTCCAATTTCTCTAGGAGTACATCAGCGAGGGAGGTGAATCTTGCTTCGATGGTGATCGTTGCGCCTCGGCCTAGCGAGGGTTCTACTTCAACGGGTAATCCCAAGCGGGTGCAATTGGCTGCGATCAGGTTTTTCGCTACGGTTTCTGCTGGTCCAGTTGCCCGGTAGAACCCTTCGTCGCCACCTTGAGAGCCTATTCCGCCTGTGGGGTTTGGCCATGCTAGAACGTCGTACAGCAGCCCAAAGTACCCGTCTACCTGCACGGTGAGTTGCGCTGAGTGCGCTGGCCCGAAACCTCTAATTGATCCCACCCAGCCGGAAATTAGCTCTACGCCCCGGTGTTCAATCAGGATTCTTGGGCCTACCGTATTATCAGCGTCAACTAGTGCTGAAGCTAGACGGTGGCTGGCTGGCAGGGTGATCGCCCCTGTGCTTGCCAGCATGTGGCGTGGTGTTGCGGTGAGTTCTGTCGGTGCACCGATTTCCCCAAGACGGACAAAGTTCTTATCCAGCACAAAAATGCGTGGTTCGTCCATGCTCACCATGCCCTCAAGTGTCTCGGATTGATTGTTACCTTCACCGTTCCAGTTCCAGACAGTGACAAGGACAGTGGGCGTGATTCCCCTGGCGGGATTGGTGCGAAATCCCATGACGCGAGATCTTTGTACACGTCCGTCGCGTCATCGGCCACGCCTCCACCGGGTAGCGGGTCTCCAAGGAGAACTTCGCGTTTGGTCGGATCAGTGTCGATGTAGAGGCGTTGCCCCTCGGGGATAACGAAGTTTCCGATGACCTGACGATCACCAACACCAACCGCGAACGAGGTGACTTGCCCTTCGATTTCCCATACCGGCCACGCATCCACCCCGCCTTCGTTGGTCAACTTCGCCGAATCCAGTGCGGCGGCTGACATGATGTTGAAGTTCGGTGCTTTCGATGCTCCGTTGAAGAACTCCACCGGCTCGCTGGTTCCCCATGATTGGGTGACTGGTTCGCCGTACCAGAACGGGTCGTAGGCGGTGAAGTACAGTTCGTATTGCTGCCACCCGAACAAGGTGGGCATGTACTCCATGGCGTGATCCCCGTCGCCACTGACCCGTAATCGCATGGTGCGGACACTGTCCGGGGTTTCCACCGTCCATACACCTTCACGGTCTGGGTGCATTCCTTCCCAGAAATCCCGGTCGTGATGCACCCACGCCTCAGCGGACGTGTCATTGAAAACTGTGATTGGCCAGAACACTTCACGCTCGTTTGCCCGCCAGCCCCGGTAGGTTGCCCCGTGCAGGGCTGGCGAAGAGAGGGAATGGTGCGTGATCGGCGGTAGCGTGAACCCGCGCACACCGGGACGCAGTTTCACGCCCGTCTGACCGCACATGAGCCACACACGCCCACGGTAATCAGTCCAGGTGATCTTCAAGGACTCCCACGCGTGAGACGGTGCAGGGATTGGTAGCGGTGGTGTGGCGTACACAAGGCCGAGCACACAACCACCCCCTCTCTATTTAGTTGATTCCGTACGCGGCCATCTTGTCGCCGACCCTTGTTGAGGTTTGCTGTGCGACGTCCTTCGCGTACTCATACGCCAGCCCAGGTTTCGCGTCGATGTGATAGTGGTTCTCGGTAGTGCGCGGTGCCTGCGCTTGCGCATACCGTGACACCTCAAACGACGGTGGAACACTCAAGGAGGCTTGCATGGCGAAGGCATTCTCGCCTGACTTTCCAAGGTTCGCCATAGCGGTTTCCAGCCTTGGGGTGTTCTGATCGATGCCAATGACTGAACCATCGATCACGCTGGAGGACCAGCCCTTGGCGTTCTTTGATGGAGACTTGATGCCCAGGGACTTTTTGAAAGCCGACTCGGCACTCTTGCCCAGCTTGTAGAACGCGTCATCAACCTTCTTGGACTTAGACTCAAGACCTTTTACCAGGCCTTCAGCCGCGTCAATACCGCCCTTGTGCATGGACTTGGTAACTGACTCGCCAGCGTCTGACGCGTACTTGTCCATGGACTTGTAAGCCGAGTTGAAAGCGTTCTTCTCAGTTCCCGTAGCCGAGAGCAGGATGTCAGCAAGCTCCGTCCCGCCATCGATGCCATACGACACGACTTCTTCGATGATCGCTGATGAGTAGCCCTTCTTGCGAAGCTTCTCAACCTTGACCCCGAAGGCTTTCATTTCAGCCGCACGAGACTTCACAGACCCAAGTAGCGTCTTGGCGTTGGCCTTCTTGAACGACGTAGCGTTCACCTGATCCAAAGAATCCTGCAACGAGAATCCCCCGCGGATCGTGGACGCAGCGCTGGACTGAGCTGAAAGAAGTTCGTCACGCTTTGACTTCGCTTTTTCAAGCGAGGACGCTAGCTTGTCAGATTGCTTCTCAAGCTTCAGGAGCTCGGATTCAGTCTTGTAAGCCATCGTCCGAAGTCGCGACCGTTGCCCCTTGGACAAGTCCTTGTTGTTCGACTGCTCAAACAAGCGGTCAACAACAGACATGCCTGAACCAGAAGTGAACGAATCAACGATGTCGCCACGCTTCAAGTCGCGGCGTAGATCAAACTTCAACTCATTCACACGGCCACGACGCTCCGCCTCAGCCTTACGAGCTTCAGCCGCTTTCTCCCGCGCCTCTTTAGCCTTCTTGTTCTCAGCCTCAGTTCGCTTCTTCGCTGCCGCAACTTCAGCCTTAGCCGCCTTCAGCTCAGCCTTAGCGTCATCCAATCGATCCTGAAGGTCAGCCTTGCGAGAACGATTAGCCTTAGTGCCCGGAACCCGGCGAATCTGCTTCTGAAGATCAGCGACTTTTCGCTCAGCACGACCAACTTGACCACCTGTAGCAAAACCTGGCAGTTGGACGGTCGCGCCATCGTTGATCGCCTGAAGAAGTGGCAGGTTCTCGCGTGTGGCCTTCTCATTGACAACCATCTCGCCAGACCGCAAACCAAACGGTTTACCGTTGACCATCGCAAGAACGTTGTCGCCCTGGGAGTTCAACGGGATCTGACCCGGTACAAGACCGCCGCCAGCCGCACCATTGATCAAACGACCAACTAGGCCACCGGTGTAACCGCCAGTAGTCAGTCCACCGCGGCCGCCACGCCCTGTGGAGGTCTGTGAACCGCTAACCACCACTCGGGTGTGGATGGTCGAGTATCGGTCACGCGCAGCAGCGTCCAAAGCAGCGATAGCGCCACCAACAATCGGGTTGGCGGTAATCGTTGCAACGCGTGCCGCCGCAGCACCATCCAAAGCGCTCTCAGTCGCACCAGTATTAGTAGCCTGGGCCTTGATCAGCGCCTCACGGTACTTGTTCGCTACCGCATCAGCCTTCTTGCCAGTTACCGCGGCAGTCCCGTTGTCGGTGACTTCGATCCGACCGTCAGGCAAGGTGGTGACCTTGTAGCCCATCTCTTCTAGAGCAGCGATAACTTGCGGGCTGTTCTCATCGATCTGGATTCTGCCATCAGGGGTTGCCTGGACGAGCTCGTGAATCTCAATGAGCTTGGCCCCGATATCATCCGTGTTCGAATCAAAATTGATGTACACGGCACCAGGAATCAGGTTCAGCGAATCAGCCAAAGCCGCGGCCTTTTCACTGCTCATGCCCATTGCTTCTGCGTTGGTTATGAACGCTTCGCGGCCGGCGGAGATGGTTTCCCCTAGTTCTCCTGCGGTGGCTCCTGCTTCCCTTTGCGCTTCCATGGCGGCCAGGGTTGACGAAGCGATACCGTCAAGCGCCGCCTGGTTAGCGCGGCCCTTCTCGGTGGTGATGTCGAGAGTCCGGCCGTTCTCGTCAATCGCAGCAGTGGCTGCAGCGAACGACTCCTGCATTCCTCGGAGTGCTTCGCGCTCGTTGAGCACGACCATTCCGGCGTTGACCATTGCCTGATAGAAGTCATCAACAGCCTTGGCGGCATCCTCTGCAGAGACTGCAGTGTCACCGAGTGCACCGTCGACACCAGACAAACCTTCAGCAGCACCTGGCGCCGAGGTTTGGATGCGGCCCAGTGCGAGGTCAACCAACCCGAGCTCATTGTTCGGGTCAATCTGGATACCGTTCTCGGTAGCCAGATTCGTGAGAGCTGACTTCAATTCAGGAGTGCTGTTGATCAAAGTCGCGACGTTGGAATCGGTGAGCTCAAGTTCCGATTGCAGGCCCTTGAGCGCATCAATACCGAGTTCTGATTCGCCCATGTCGAACGCACGGGCAATGCCACGCATGGCCTCTTGGAGCTGCAGGGCATCTTCGGTGGCGCCACGCACGTCACCAAACGAAAGGTTCTTCGAGAACCAGCCCGTTAGTCCTGTCAGGCCGTCTGTATTTGCCAGTTGCTCAATCGCTCGCTTGGCATTCCCGGACTCTACGGTGAGAGTGTCGTAGTACTCTTTAGCGGCTTCGCCTGAGTCCTTGAAGATGGATCCTGACCATCCGTCGCTTTCGCCGAGGTTCAGTACGTCCTTGACGTTACCGCCGGTGGCGATCAGGTTGAAGTATGCTTCAACATCTGGCTTGCCGGAGCGCACAGCATCGTTTATGCCCTCGATGACCGTCTTGCCGATGAGGAACCCAGCACCCACGGCCGTAACCGCACCCAATGATTTGCCTAGCAGCCCAACGGCCTTTGTGGCTCTTGGTGTGTCGATGCCGAGTGCTTGCATCTTGGGGATCGTGTCGCCCAGAGCGCTGACAAGCTTCATCATTCCGCCGGTTGCCAGCAATCCGACTCCGCCTACCCCGCCAAGTACCGTGAGTGCAGTCTTCACCGGGTCAGGCAGATCAGCGAAACCACCAGCAAGATCGGCAACAACTCCGGCGATTCCTGAAACGACAGGGAGGATCGCGGCCCCGGCTTCGATGGATGCGTCTTTGATGTTATTCCATGCGATTTTGACCTTGGATTCAGCGGTCTCGTATCGCTTGTTGGCTTCTTCGACGAGGGCTGTGTTGTTAGCCCAGGCTTCTGCACCCAAGTTCAACGAATCTGTGAGCAGGTCTCCGGAGTTGGCGAGGGCGAGCATCACCTGAGTTTCCTCGGTGCCCTTGATGCCCAGGTCTTTCAGAGTTTGCGTGACGTTTCCGCCGGCTTCGTTCACTCCGTAGATGCCCTTGGAGACAAGGTCCAGTGCTTCAACTGGGGCTTCACGGAATTTTGCCGCGAACTCGTCTGCTGAGACACCAGCGATTTCAGCGAATGATGCGAGGCTGTCTCCGCCTTCATCAACTGCTGATCGCATCTTCAGCAGGACACGCGTGGTGACGCCGCCGCCGAGCTCGGCCCGAACGCCCATGGATGCAAGCGTGTTGGACAATGCGAGCACGTCTGCTTCGGATGCGCCCAGGGTTGCGGCTGCACCGGCGATACGCTGGGCCATGGACAGGATGTCGGATTCGGTGCTTGCACCGTCATTGCCCAATGCGACCAACGCTGAGCCGAAACGTTCAACGCCCTTTGAGCCTTCTCGTTCCATGGTGCCCATGACGTTGCTGATCTGCGCGATGTTGGTTGCCGCGTCTTCTGCTGTGAGGTTGGTGGACTCCCCCAGGTCGATCATGGTCTTTGTGAAGCCGGAGACGTCCTTGCGTGCTACGCCGAGCTGGCCAGCAGCTTCGGCGACTGCAGCGATTTCGGTGTGTGTGGACGGGAGGGTGCGAGCGAGGTTGCGGAGCTCACCCTCAAGCTGTGCCATTTGCTGTGGGGATCCGTCGACGGTTTTGGTTACGCCAGCCCAAGCTGACTCCCAATCCATCGCAGCTTTAGTCGATAGAGCTAATGCACCGACTATGGCTGCTCCACTGGCAACCATGCCCGTAGAGACTTGGTTCCACGCTTTATCGTGAGTTTGGGCGGTTTGCGCGAGCCGGCCGATTGCTGATTCCGACTGTTTACCGGCGGCTTCGGTCTGTTCGGCGGTTTTCCTGGCGGCACTGGCAGCGGCGGCCATGTCGCGTTTGAAAGCGCCAATTTCAGCCCGGATCCGGACTACGACATCACGCTCAGCCACAATGGGACCGCCTATTCAATTAGAGTTTTCGGGCATAAGAAAACCCGCTAGCACCCCTCTGTTTCGGGTGCTAACGGGCTAACTTGTGGGCCGTTACTTTATTGCGTGGGAGTTTCCTCATCCACGACTTGATGATTCGAAGCCAGAATGTACGAGGCGGTCGTCGCTGCGGCTATTTGCTTCAGATAGCCGGTCATTGCAACTAATAATCCGATTGGGACCAGACCGAGTAACACGGCTGAGCCGGACGCAATCAAGATTACAAGTCCGCCTATCAGCCCGATTCCGGCAAGAACCATGCCGGTGACCTGGAATGCGGAACCCTCATTTTGTACATACTGAATGGAAGGTGTTTTGTGAATTTTGAGTGACATGAAAAAACCATAACACCCAGCACAAAAAATTATTGATCGGCTTTATTAAACCGTGACTATTCCGCATCCCACACCGGGTAGAAAAGTTGTCCCGGGTATTGGTTGTTTTTGTTGTCGTTGAGTGCGGCTTCTCTGGCTTCGCACGCGTGGCAGATCGTTTCTTTCCACTCGACCCGACCGTCATTGTCATCACCGAAGCCTACCGATGATGGGACACCGCAGGAGTGGATGCTGTCTTCGTACTGCTGCAGGGCCAACGCCAGCACACGATCTTGCTCTAGCCATCGGCCAGTATCTTCACGGAAGCCAAGCAACACGGTGACAGGGATCCTCCACGACCGGGCTGTTTTAGCCCAGGTTACGAGGTGCCCCCATCGCCGTGTTGCCATGGCCGCTACGATTTTGGGACGGTGACCTCCGGGGTCTCGTTGTTCGCCTTGTACGCGGCATCAGCGAGCAGACCTATCTGGGATTCGCCAAGCTTCTCGTACAGGGTGCGAGTCTGATCCAGGGTGAGTTGCTTCCATCCGTCGCCGACCTTGATCTTGGTTGCGTCGGCAATCATGCGGAGCGTGGTCTCGTGGTTGATGACCTTGTCGCTGAACTCTTTGACGCCGATGCGAACGTAGGCGTTGATGTCTGCAGGGACGGTGATTTCCATGCGCTTGCAGGTCTTCTTCGCTTCTGCGCGTCCCAGTGCAGCGGCTTCGTCGATCTTGTCGGAGGATTCCTTCAGGACAGTCTCGCGGATCGCGTCGGTTTCCTGCTTGGTAAGGGCAGTGACACGGAAGACTCGCTTGGACTCGTCGATGCGGGCCCATAGGTCGTTGATCTGCGCGTCGAGTTCTGCGTTGGGGTTTTCTTCCCCGCCAAGCGGCTTGTCCATGTCGGACACTTCTGGGGTGGCAACGCGTTGCGATTCGAGTGCTTCAACTTCAGCAATGAGATCCATGCGTGCGTAGAGGTTGACATTATGGGTGTTGCGTTCGCCGGTGGCGAGCCACGAGTCGAGGTCTAGCTCAGCGGTTGGTTCAATGTTTTCAGACACGGTTGACTCCTAAAGGATGGGGGTGACTCCGCGATGGGTTTAGAGTCCGGGCTGGTGTGGGAGTCAAGCACTCCAGCCCGGACTGGCTAATTGGTTAGACGGTTGCGGAGACTACGGCACGTTCGTCGACGTTGTCCTGCACGGAGAAGTTCATCTTGAACTTCTCGTAACCGGCATCAGCAGGAGACATGATCTGCGGTGTTCCAGTGATGACCTCGTATACCTGCACCTCATCGCCTGCGGTGAAAGGGTGCTCATGAGCCTTGGTGCCATCCGGATGTTGACCGATCCGGGACACGATGTAGCCATGGATGCCCTTATCGCTAAAGGTTGCCCATGGAATGTCGTCCACGGTTTCCTTCCAACGGTAGAAGTCCATGGACGCTTCGTAGTTGGTGCGCCCGGGTACAGTCGAGTTGGACGACGCGCACAAGGCTGGATCGTTGATTGCGTCATCGCCGGTGGAGCCGAGCTGGTAGTTGGCTGCGGTGACGTTGCATGACAGCACGATCGCGCCCACGCCTGTCAATTCGCTGACCTTTGGCGCGTGATAGTCGGCGAGGTCTGTGACGAATACGCTGTGGCGGTTTGCGTCAGTGAGCATCTTTACGGCCATGTTCGATTACTTCCCTTCTTGCTTGGATGGAACTTCTCGCAGGTGCGGGAAGATTTTCAGGTGTGTTTCTGGTACCGGCGCGTCGTACTTTCGACCGGTTCGACTGTCGAAGACGTAGACCTTTTTTCGGGGGTCTAATCTTTTTGGTTCAGTTACGGTGTTGGCCGGCGCGGTGGCTGGCTCAGTGACCTGTTTGGGGGTTGCCACGGTGGGCCTCCTTTAGTTGGTGTTGAGCCGCCAAGAAAGCGGCAGGTAAAACCGGGCTGGGGTGACCTGGTTGTCTATGAGTGGCGTTGCGACCCGGAACGCGTCAGCGTCGGGTTTGAGCCAGTGGTTCCCTATTCGGGTATTGGTGAGTGCCTGTGCGACGTATTGGGCACACGTTCGCGAGTGTGCGGGTGTGGGACCGACGCAGTTGGTTTGTGGTGCCCAGTCGTGCACGGTGGTGTCTGCCAGTCCGGTGAGGTCACGTTCTTGGGGTAAGTCCGCTGTAATTCCGGAGAGAAGAAGCACGTAAGGGAGGATGTACCCTGCGCCGTCAGTTGGGAGCTTCTCGGGCACGTACCCGTCGTAAATACGGCCACCCAAAGCCGGTATCGCTTTCAGGGTGGCCATGAGCTCAGCATTCAGTTGTGTCGCGTCCATCTACCCGCCTATGGCTTTTGCTGCGAGTTGCGCCATGGCCTGCTCGAAGGCCGGCATGTGTTTGTCCGCTGCCGGCCCCATGAATGGTTGAGCTGCCATGCGTGACGTGCCGAGTTCGACGTAGGTGGCGTAGTTTGCTGATGCGCGTACTTCAGCGGATGGGGAGTCCTGGGAGACACCCCGCAGGTCGCTGGCCTTGACGCTGGATCGAAGGTTCCCGGTGTCCACAGGTGAAAGGGTTTTCGCGGTAGCTTCGATATCCTTCGCGGTTTTCTTCACCGCGACTTTCGCGAGTTGGCCCGCGATCTTAGGCACGGTTCCGAGGTCTGCTGCTAGAGACCGTAGTTCTGATGCGTCAAAGCTCATGTGTACCGCCTACGGATTTTGTTGGGTTTGGTTTTCCCATGCGATGTAGTCGTGGGTCCAGAGTTCGGAACCGGTCATGCGTTGCTTGAGCGTGTACTCGGTGCCGTTGCTGGTGACGATGTCGCCGCGCTCCCCCACGTGAAGCTGGGGTAGCAGGTTCTCGGCAAGGTATGGAAGCTGGATTAGGTACTGACGTGACTCTGTTGGCTGCTCGGTAGGTAGCGCCGCGGATTCCCGTTTCAGTTCCTGGATGCGAGCCTTGCCCGCCCAGATTCGTTCGCGGCCGGTCCAGCCTTCCGGGAGTGGGAATGGTGCGGGACCCTCGGCAACACGGTCGATGATGCAGTCAGCGGTCATGCCTCCTGCAGCGACGGGCCGATGATGCTCCGACCAGCCTGCGGGGATGATCCGTGTATTTGGTAGTGGCATTGGTTACCACCCGTTCCGGTACTCTTCGCCCTCGGCGCCGCAGGATCCGCCGAATGGGATGATCTGGAAGAACGAGTCAGCTTTCGCATCTTCGTCGTCCGCTTTGTCGCGCAATGCTGCGGCTTGTTTGCGGAGTTCGGCGGCAACTGCTGGGCCGTCGGTGCTGAGGTCTTGGGTGCGGATCTTCTTTGACACGAGAACTTCGCTGGTTGCGATAGCGTCGAGTGCGTCAGCGGCAGCCCTGTATACGCCTTGCTTGTACCCGGTGTCCCAGTCGTTCAGTTCCAGATACGTTGTGATCTGGTCGTCTGTGAAGATCGGGTTTTCGGTGTCAAGGTCTGCGATGAGGGCGCGGACTTGGCCCACCTGTTTTTGCTGATCGGCAGGTTCCATGGTGCCCCCTCAAAAAAGTGTTTGGGTACAGCTGAGGGGCACCACCGTGGTGATGCCCCTCAAAGCTGCGAGTGAAGCTAAGCGCCCTTGGACGCGTAAACGCCCAGGCCGTTCAGGGTCGCGCCACCGGTGACCAGTCGGCCGCGGTAGTCGATGGTGTCGTCCTTGTACGAACCGTCTTCCAGACCGATTGCGCCGCCGCCGACACGCTCGCCCTGATCACGGCGGACACGGATGTCGAGGGTTTCCTCGCCAGCCATGGTGACCTTTGCGACCGACGCGTACTTCGATTCCTTTGCAGGAAGGATGTACCAGGCGGTGTCGCCGTTGGTGCCGTTCAGCTCTGCAGCGGTTTCCGACGCGATGACGTTGAACTTGCCCTTGAGCGGGTTCTTCTGGGCGACGGAGCCGACGACGATCTTGTCTTCGTTGACGAACTCTTCCGCTTCCATTGCCAGTGCGGTTGGCACGATCAGGTTCAGAGGCTTGCCGCCGAGGCGGATCAGCTTCTTATCGTTGGTCTTGCGGGCCACGATAGCCTTGTACGCGGCGACCAGCGCATCGTGGGACAGCGCGGTCGATGGGATGGCGCCCTGAGCAGCGAAGAACGATGCAACCGGGCCACCGTCTGCGATGAACTGCTTGAAGACCTGTTCGTCTTCGGTTTGACGTGCAGCCGATCCGAGACGGCCCGGGAAGTCGAGCAGCTGGTGGAACTGGTTGTTCTTCCGCATCTCCCAGGTCAGGCCGAAGGTGTTACCGTACTTGAGCACGGAGAACTCGAAAGCGTCTTCGCCGATTGCCCGGCCCTTGTACTCTTCGCCTTCCTTCACCTGGTCGAAGGCTTCGCGGCCGCCGAACAGGTCGATGTCCTTGGCGGGACGGAAGTCGTTCACGCGGCGGACCGGGGCGATGGCCTGCCACTCTGGGACGGTCTCCTCGTATGCGTCACGGGCCTGAATCTGGAAGCCTGCGCCCAGCAGTTTTGGGAAGTCCGAGGTGGACATTGCTTCCTTCATGCGTGCGACGGCGAACGGGTCGATGCCGTCCACTCCGTCGTTGTAGAGCTTCAGCGCTTCTTCGATGCGCTTCTCAACGCTGGCGGCGGTGCGGAATGATTCCTGCGCCAGCATCTCTTGGATGTTGATGTTCACGGTGTCTCCTTACGCGCCGACGGCGGTCTGAGTGGTGTAGCCGATAGGGGCTACTTCTACGGGGCCTGCGGCGGCGGCCTTGGCACCGAGTGCGATGCCGAACAGGTAATTGCCGGTAGCGGTGACGTTGAGTGCACCTGCACTGGTGATGTAGACGGGTGCGCCTTCGGTGGTGGCGCCGGTAACCTGCAGGTCCCAGGAGCCGTCCAGCCAGATGGTGACGCTTTCGCCGACAGCCGCGTCGATGAGTGCTACACCGCAGATGGAGCCGACGCGTACCGGGGAGCCGGAAGTCACTGCGTAGGGTGCGGTGACGGTGATGTGAAGTGCGTTCTCGTAACGCTGGTTCTTAGCCACGGTTACAGTCCCTTCTTGCGCATGTTGCGAATCGATTCGAGCGCCGATGCGGATTCAGCGGCGGTGTCTACGGTGGTGGTTTCGCCTACGCCGCGGACTTGGCCGAGGCCGTTTTCCTTGGCGAGCTGGGCGAGGTAGGTTTCCTCGGCTTCGCGGGCCTTGTTCACGGTCTCGGTGAGCGCGTCAGTGTCGAGCTGCAGCGACTCAGTCAGTGGCAGGTCGGATTCGCGTACCGATGCGGTGACGATGCGAGCCACAACGCTCTCGGACAGTTCCGAGTTGGCGCCGGTGACGATGACCTTCGCAAACTCCTGGGCACGGTTGAATGCGCGGGACTTAGCCAGCGATTCCTTCAGGCCAGTGTTTTCGGCGACCAGTTCGCTTTCGCGGGCTTTGATTGCCTGCAACTGGCCGTGGGACTCTTCGAGCATCTTGATGCGGGCTTCGCGGGCATCTTCGCGCTCAGTGGCATTTTCTGCCATGGTGGTCTCCTTAGAGATTTTTTGGTTAGCCTCGGCCAGTTTTGGCGAGGATTCTTGCCCCGCAGGTGCGGGAAGCTTGTTCGTTGTGGTTGGTGCGGTGAGTTGGATGGATTCAGCCGCGCCGGTTGTGCCGACTGGGTCGTACTCAGTGCGACGCAGCACTTCTTCCGGTTCGCCGGTCAGGGTGACATTCACACCGTCGCGGGTGTAGGTTTGCCGGAACGTTGTACCGCCCTTCCGGTAGTACGCGTACGTTTCGTCGTACGACCACAACCACGCCCCGTGCCCTTCCGGGTCGGAGTGCGCACGGCTGATGGCGTGGCTGATGTACGCTTCAATGTCGTCAGCTGTGACCTCGTTGGCGATGATGGATCGGGATTCGATGACCCGTGCAGCTTCCAAGATTTCGGATACCTGACCGCCACGGCCTGCCACCGTCACTGCGTCCACTCTGTTGAAAGGGCTGGGGATAAGACGCTCAACGATGCGCCCGTCCTTGGTGTCGCGCACTGCAGCGGAAGCGCTGATTGATGCGCCGATAAACTCGTGGGTTTCCTCCACGAAGTCGCGCCACGCGGACAAGACCCGGGTCTCAGCGACCAGATCACCATTGCCGTCAACGTACGCATCTTCCAAGGTCACCCAAATCAGGTTGCGCAAATCGCCTTCAGGGCGGTCGGCGCGTTCCATTTCGGTGTCATGGTTGACCATTCCCATGGTTCCGCGTGGGAATGCTTTTTCCTCGGCTGCTTTCGCGAGGACTTCCTCGCTGTAGTAGCCGGAAGAACCCTGCCCGGGACTAATGAGCTTGAGCAGGATCTTCCCCGGCCCACGGGACGCGACCTTAGCCGCCTCCGTAATCTGTGTTGGCACGGCGGCCTCCTAAAATTGAAGAATGGGTTTAGATGATCGAAACGATGCACCCGGTGAACCAGGCGCGTGCCCTGAGCATTCGTGGATGCCCAGGCAGGCTTACCTACGGCTGACCGGGGCTTCGCTCTTGTTGGTCTGCCGGTGGTGCGGCGCGTTGGACTACAAACCGTCGGAGAGCGACGGGACCTAGCCTGCGATGGTGAGTAGCGTTTTGACTGGGGTGACCACTTGGGAGTCGCGCCATCCGTCGCTCTTGCGCAGTGTTGACAGGTCGTCCCACTGGATTTTGCCGTCGTTCAGCAACTGCAATCGGGTTGGGCCCATGATGGCGAGTTGTGAATCCTCGGTGAGACTGTCGAACCATTTGCGCGCGTCAGGGAAATCGTCCTTTGGTTCCTCGATGTCGAACCCGAGCTCTTTCCATGACTTCGTTTTGTCTACGCGGGCGCATCGTCCGTTTTGGTGGTCGATGGGGCCGAACTCGTCCACTGGGTGAAGCGTGCCGTGCTTGGCAAGGCAAGATGGGCAGGTGCGCCGGTCAAGCGTGCATTGCCACAACCACCCGGTCAGCAGGTCAGTGTTTGCCCCTGCAGCGGCCTGCGATCCACGCCTGTGTGCGTCCAGCATCTCCGTGCGTGCTATCGTCATGGCGCGGGCTAGTCCGCCGTTGAAGTTCCCTTCAACGCTCTTCAGGATCTTCCGCCCCACAGTCCGCGGATTATCACCAACGACAATGCCGCGGATGAGCTCGTTCTTCATCTGCCGAACCACCCACGGTGCGAGTGGCTTAGTTGCTGAATGAATCCGTTCAGTGGACCGGGTGACAATCGCTGTGAGTGCTTCAGGCGCCGGCGCATTCAGGTTGATCGCGACACCTGTTTTCGGGGGCGGGAGTTGGGATCCGATGATTGCTTGGTGTGCTGTGGCAGCGTCCATGACTGCGGTGAGCAGGTCGTTGGTGATCGTGCCGTCCACGAACGGGATGAGCTCGTCCAGGGTTGCTTCGACTTGTTGCATTGCTGCGATGAGCTTCGCGTTGCGGGCGACGACTGCGCGGGGTACGTTGTCCCCTGCTGCGACGAGTTCGGCGATTGCTTCTGCGAACAGTGGGGAGATGGTGTCCCATGCTTCCACCCAGGCCTGCACGAGTGCGACGGCTTGCTTGTCGGTGAGCTGGCGCAGTTGTTTGCGTACGTCGGCGGCGAGCCGGAGCGTTTCCTTCGTGACTGCCACCGATCAACACCACCTACTCTGAAGTTCCGTAGATCCCGCGGAGAGTCTCGCCGAGCCGTTCAGCGTACAGTTCGTCTCTGGCCTGTAGCTTCCCGGTTCTACGTTCAGCGCGCCGTGCTGGCCTTTTAGCCAGCCCGTTCACGCACCAATCGCAATTCAGTTCGGGGCACCGCTTGTGATGCCGGCGGCCACGGCCGTCACGGTCACCCTTAGACATGGAACCACTTCATCTCTTTGGAGGCCGAGGTATGGACGTCATTGGTTTTATTACCAAGTGCGGAACTGCAAAGACTTGGCCTCCACCTTGGTTAGGATGCGTTCCATGCGAGCTCCAACAGTAACCGTTCTCGTCAGGGACGCACCCTTTCCGGGCTGGCTTCTTCTCATTCGGGCGTTGCTGCATGATGCCCAGACAGTAGCCGATGAACAACGCTGCAAGAACAAACAACCACACAGTTACTCACCCTCACTATTCAGCGGGTCGCCACTGAGTTGACCGTTCCGATACAGGTTCACGGCGCGCTGCCCGAACTCACGATCCGGATCAATGAAGTTCCCTTCATCGTCCTTGACTGAGTCGATGATCTCGTCCACATCACGAATGCCGAGAGCCCGCAAGGCCTGTTCCAGGAGGACCAGTGGTGGGATGACACCGAGCTCGTTCGCCTTGCTGATCGCTTCCATGAGCGTCTCAATCGGGATCTCGTTCAGATCAGGCCAAACAATATCCAGGGTCCGATCATCGCCACCACGCAGGGTGACAACCATCCGGTCATCCTCACGCGCCACGGTGCCCTTCAACGGGCCGCGGGGTGCAATGACAGCTTGGTCGATGACGTAGCCGAGCACTGCCCGGTACATTTCCGACCACAGCTTCTGCCGTAGCTCGAACTCCAACCGGGTTGGCTGGTTCAAAGTTTCAGCGACAGCACGCGCACCAGTCTGCCCAGGATCCGCGGATAGTGTGGTGACTGGTAGGCCCATGCCGGCTGCGAGGATGGAGAGCAGCGGGCGACCTGACTCTGAGTCGATGGTGGCGCCACTCTTCGGCATCGCTTCAAGCTTCTGCCCTGCACTATGCTCCACCGTGGATCCTGCTGGTACGTTCGCCAACTGGTTCAGGCTGTTCCGCGATTGTTGCGATGCAGGCGTCTTTGTGTCCTTCGACGCAACAAACGCGATCTTCGACAAGGCCTTGATCAGCAAAGCCCAGTCTTCCAAGAATTCCTTGTAAGCCCGCGCCCACGGCAAGGATGCGTACGCGTCGCCGATGCCGAACTTCCAGCCGTCCAACCCGTTGTCGTGCAGGTGGTAGACCGGGGAATCCCAGTTGACCGGCAGGGTCTCCTCGCCGATCTTCACAGACCGGGAACGGATCTGCGGCCGGTAACGAATATCCGGGTACAGTTCAGCCTTTTCGACAGTGTCTTCAGTCCACTTGCGCAAGTAGTAATGCGTGGTGCCTCGGTCGCCTGGCTTGCTGATCTTGTCCGCGATCTCATCAAACGGCAGCGTGCGTGCTTGCACACGGCCGTTCATCGGATCAGTGAACAAGGTGATGAATACGTTGCCGTCGGTGCCGAGCGCGTTCTCCAACCTGATCCGTGCCTGCGAACCGGTCAGGTTGGAACGGTTCGAGTCGTCATCCAAGAACGCTTGAACAACAGCGTTCACGTCCTGCGTGCTGTCCTTGCCATCAGCGCGGGCAGTAATGCCCACATCCTGACCATGCACATAGGCGGCGCGGACGTTCAAGCCACGCTTGATCAGCGGGTTGGCGATGAACATGATGCGCGACAACTCAGCAGCTTTGCGCAAGCCCTCTCGGGAGAACTGGGCTTGGGAGTCCATGGCCAGCTTCTCCCAGCCACGATCTTCCAACGCCAACTGCAGCTGCCCGAACGACTCTTTCAGCCGTTCAGCCTTGTACTGGATGTCAGCGCGGGCCGCACGCATCTCTGCGGTTTCACGGCCTAGGATGCGGTCCAAAATATTCGCCATACCGCCTCCTAGTTAGTACGGGCTGATCGCCCATCCTTGATTTTCGTAGTCGTCATAGATGTCGGGTTGAACCACATGCGGTGCATCTTCAAGTTTGTGCAATAACAAGTAGTTGATCGCCTGCGAGAAGCTGTCCATTTGGTCATCGTTGGCACCTGCGGGGAAGGACAACGCCTCTTGGGTGAAGTGCTCAATCCAGGGGGCTAATGCTGTCGTTGGCAGGACGACGTTCTTTGAGAACGCGAGTGGCGACACCGCGGACACGCGAGCATACTTTGAACCTGTCGGCTCAATGGGTATGAGCCCCATGATTTTTTGCTTCAGCATGGTCATGACGGCGGGCCCGTTGGCGCGATCTTCCACGAGTTTGGCGATAGCTTGGGGCCATTTAGCTGTCATCGCTTCGATGGCTTCGCAGGTTTCGTTGAAGTTCATGCGCCGGCGGACTTGATCTAGCAGGTACGCAGCGTTGCCGATGCGCAACCAAACTTGCCCGACGACGTAGTCGCTGGTGTCTTCACCCTTGAATGCGAGGTCCCATGACTGTATGAGTTCGTGGTCTTCGCGTTCCATGCCTGGCACCCACATGGTGCCGTCGCCTTGGTCGACCCATATTGGTTGTTCGTAGCGTGCCCATTCGGTTGGGAGTACGCCGCCGTCGTCCAAGGTTGGGTTGCCTTGGTAGAGGGATTGCCAGACTTTGGGGCCGACGGAGACTTTGATTTGTTCCCATTGGTGTTGGGTGCGTTGGCGGGCTGATTCGAGGAATTGCCCGGGTTTACGGCCGAGCGGGTCGTTCTCCACGGCTTCGGCGGGGATGTTGAGCACGGTCCAACGGTCAGCGTCCTCACCAGCCAAGAGTCGGCCGGCGAGGTCGTCGGCGTGCCACCGTGTCAGCACAAGAATGACGGGTGCGCCGGGTGCTAGTCGGGTGATGCCGACGGACTGCCAGAATCCCCATGCTTGTTCACGGTAGGTTTTGGAGTACGCCTGTTCGAGGTTGCTGATGGGGTCGTCAATGAATAGCGCATCAACCGCGCGACCGGTTAGGCCACCGCGGATACCGACTGATCGGACGCCACCCTTGATTGCGACCTGCTTCGTTACACCTTTGTCGTCAGTAATACTGCGCGTGCCGTCGAGCTTCCAGCGTCGTGCAGCGCCGTTGTCTTTGGCGACGCGTAGGCCGAGGTCAAGTGTTTCGTCGTCGCCGTCATTGCTGGTGATGTGGTTTCGGATGTTTCGTCCGAACTCATCAGCCAAGTCCTGTGCGTAGGAGACAATAGCGATACGCCTGTCGGGGTTACGTGTGAGGAACCAGAGCGGGCCAATTGTCGTGACTCGTGTGGACTTGCCTTCCTGGGGTGGAAGGTTGATGATCAGGCGATCAATCTCCCCTGATTCAACCTTCACCAAGTACTCGTCGATCAGGTCCAGCGCGGGGGTCTGCAGGGTGGTGGGCTCAATCGCTTTCGCGAGAGCACCAGGGGTGGCCCAATCATGGTCGGGGGTCTCGAAGTGTCGTGCAGCGTACTCCGCCCAATCAAAAGCGGAAGACACAACAGCACCTCCATGTCTCTTATCCGACTTGCAGTTGGGGATTTTTCCGCGCGCGCCTTGATTAAATGAGGGGGGTGGAACACGCCGAGGAACATCTCACAACAAGAATTTTTAAACCACAACCACCAGCGCCTTGGCTGTGGACAAAGTTTCGAACTCTGCGAGATTTCGCGGTTTAAACGGGGTCAAATATCCACAGTTCCTGTGGACGCAGCGAAGGAAGAACTACATACTTGTAATACATCATGTTGTGGCCGCTTGACCGGCAAAACACAACATGTAGTATTGATCCCGTTGGTGCAGATCACAGTTGATAGACGTTGAGAACCACGTTCGAATAGTCTAGGAATTAGGGTCAGCCCATAAATAAAGGCCGAGAGGGCTGCAACCCTCTCGACCTTAGGAACAGAACTACATACGGGCACGTACGGAAATCCTGAGTTACTTCTTGTTATCGCTCGAAGTGTCTTCAGCTTAGGAGTGAAGGTCTGCCAATGTCAATTACATTGGAGGGTTTCCGTGTCGCCCCGTTTGGGAGAGGACGATGCGTTATGGCTACTCGCCGTATTCGGATTCGTATCCAGGTAAAGCCTGGCACGGTTCGCATCAAGCCCGTTCGCCGCTAACCGGTGATCGACTTTCGGGGCTGAGCGCCAGCGCTCAGTGTCTCAGCTCCGTCACTCTTTTTTACGCTAGAAGACAGGAGGCTCATTGTGAGCTCAAATAATTTCCACATTTCCCCAGAAGGTCACTTCTGGAAGGTTTCTCTCAACGGAATCCACCAGATGCAGTTCCCTACTCAGGAAAGTGCTTACGACTACGCTCGGCGCACTGCCCGCATGATGGGTGGCGGTGAGATTAGCATTCATGGACGGGATGGTCGCGTTCGTGAGAAGAATACGATCTACCCAGCCAATGATCCGCGCAACATCTTTGGCTAGACCTTGAATTGTTGGTCGCCCAGCTGCTGTTGGGCGACCAACGCATTTTTTACGTTGAGGTGGCGGTGTCAGTTGGTGGTTTTCCAGGTGCCGTGACCGTGTGGGTGTGTTTCCCATACAGATCGGTTCGTTGTGCACTGGATCCTTGTGCGTTGTCTGATCTTTCCGCCACCGGGTTTTTGGTGGGGTGGCTGTTGGATGGGCGTGCAACCTACCTTGTTCAGCCACCCCGTAGCGACGGTACGGGTGTCCAGTCTGTATCGTCGCTGAGCTCTCCGTCGAGGGGTCGAACCTCGGCTACCAGATCCAAAATCTGGGGTGCTGCCATTACACCAACAGAGACTAAGAGGTTATTCCGGGAGTCGAACCCGGTAAGCATGGCTTTGCAGGCCAGCACCTTACCGTTCGGTCAAATAACCTTGCAAACCCCGCCCGGGACGCGCCTTTACGGGAACGCCCAGGGTCGAGGGTAAGGGATGCGAGTAGGCTGCTCCAGAGGCCTACTTCCTACCCGCAATCCGTGGCAGCAGTAGGAATCGAACCTACCGTGGACCAGTTTACAGCCAGCCCTGTCACCTTGACTCTTCTACTGCCGTGGCCGACTATCTCCCCGTCGGCTATGGGATTAGGCCATTAGAGGCAGTCATCCTGTCGCGATCTCTGGTACGCGAACTCTCGATCCTCTGACCTGGCGTCCGGATGATAGGACTTGAACCTACATTCTCCTGATCCCAAATCAGGCGGCCTGCCAATTGGCCTACATCCAGTTGTTCCCGGTTTCAGTTCGGCACCGGGTAGCCGTTGCAACAGAGGCCGTCGTGTCGAGCGAACCGGTTTGATGCAATGTGTTGCGATCATCAGCTGTTGCCGAATGGTCAGCAGCCTAATGATCGTGTTGTCCTGCGCCTCTCGGCGGTGGTCACCGTCTCGCCGCTATATGCGTGACCGGGCCCAGATACTGCTGGGTCAGAGATGATTGACCTCCTAGGGATCATTCATTCTGCATCCTTGTCGGGATTGCGTGCGACGGGCACGATTCGAACGTGCGTCTCCGATAATCAGCGGTATGCTCGGCCTCTGCACTACCGTCGCTGCCCTTCACTTCCGAGGGGCTGAGATTCGAATATTCATTTATTCATTGCCCTTCGCGGGAACGTGCGCTGCCGGGAATCGAACCCGCGCCCCTCTTCAGGGAACAAACCAGATCAGCGCTCCCCCGGGCTCGTGTTCCTGGGGGCTATGAAATTGTGCGGTGGTTGTGGGACTTTAGCCGGTCTTCGCCTCTAGCTCGCACAGGTCAGGATGCGGCTCGCTCTCAGCTGTTCCACGCAGTAGGAATGGGTCCCACTCTCACGCGCGGGATGGGTGTCTACGTGGAGAAAACCCATCTTGATATCTACGATAGGTGCAAAACCCGGTGTTGTCTAGTCTAACTGGCTATACGTCCCGTTAGGCTGGCTGTTTCTTGTATGACTTTGAGGACTTCGGCTGGGGTGTGTCCCTCCTGTCGCGTGGCGATGTCGCATGTTGGGGCGAGTTTTCCTCGTCTTGCCCATGATTTGGCGGTGTTGTAGCTGACGGGGTAGCCGGCCTCTTTGAGGGCGTTTACGATTTGTCGTAATGGTGCCCGCACGTGCCAGGCTTCGGTGATGCGGTTGCGGATCCGGTCCGCGGTGTCGTGTTCCCGTTTGCAGGTCTTGCACCGTCCGACAGTTGATGTTTCGTGGCCTTCGATGATGCCGTCGCATCGGGTTACTGCGCCGTCTTCGGTGAAGTCCAGAGCCCCGCACTCCCCCAAAGGTCGCTTTGAACGTGGAATGTCGGCCGCGGATATGACCGCGCGTTCCAAACCGGACAGTTCCCAGTACAAGTCGCCCGCGTCTTCACGCTTGATCAACTGGGTGGTGACAGCGTGCAGGTACTCGGCTGCCTTCACTGGGGTTGTGAAGATGCGCAGCTTATTGGGCTCCAACTCCCTATTGGCCCAGTGCGCGAGCTCCACCAAGCTCTTCACGTACTCGCCCAGGCGCTCTTCCATGTCGAGGTTTATCGGCGCCGGAGGCTCACCAGTACCGGATGACCCATTACTAGGGCGCACGCCCAGGTTCGCCAATGTCTGCCCAGCAGTTTTCAACGTATCTGGCACACGCAGCAGGAGCTCACGAAGCATCCGAACATGCTTGTTGCACAAGTAGCTGCCATTCGGGGTTTGATACTCACAAATAATGCAGTTCAATCTTTTGTCTTCCCTACGTCGGTAAGTGGGGCCGACTCATCAGCCAAGCGTTCCAAGGTTTCTTCAAATTCTTTACAGAGTTCCAGCTTTCGTTTTTCGTTGTTGCTGTACTGAAACCCCAGGATTACATTTCTAACGGCGTCACCGAGCTGGGCAGCAACAAACTCCAATTTGAATTTGGCGTCTTTTGGCATAGGCCTTCGCCAAAGGGTTAGGTGATACAAGCTATAAATCTGAATTCCCACTGCAATCTGGTGCGCCTTTTCCAATGCCGACTTCAGGATACGTTCGTCCGGTTTATTGTCGTCCAATGATTCCCGGTACGGATAGGTGGCAATTAGCAAGGATTTGTCGTCTGGGATGTCATCAAAAAAGGGAGATCCTGCGAAAGTATCGAATTCAGAAATCAGATCATTGCCGAGCTTTACTCTTAGACTTCTGGTTTCAGCCTTTTCGGCTCTAACGTTTGCTTTGTGAGCTACACGAGTTGAGGCGATGGCAGTTATAACTGCCACCAGCAATGTCAAGGCAGTGATGATCGAGTTGAACCACTCTATCGAGGTGTCGCTTTGTAATTCACAGGTAAACACGGATAGTGAATCTTCCGGAATGGAGCAGCTAATGCGTTCGATATTAAACATGCTCCGATTCTATTTGTTTCGGCCGGTGATTAGGACTAGTTGGGTGGGGTCAAGGTCGTAGGGGTCTTTGTCGAGGTCTGTTGGTACCCATATGCGGGTTACGTCGGGCCATTGTTCTATTGCGAGTATTTCCGTGGTGATTGATCGTCGGGTTTCTCGGCAGAACATGCTGATGGTTTTGCCTTGGTCGATGCCGGATAGGCGGCGCGCTTCAACTTTGATGGGCATGGTCAGTAATTCCATCCGGGATAGGTGGCCGCTGCGATTCCAACGAAGGCAACGCCCATGCCCACAATTCCCGTGTGCGCCCATCGTTCGTCGCCAGTCCAGATTGCGAGCGTGAATGCGGTTATCATCCCTACCACTCCGAGGATTCCAAAGACGACGCAGGATGCTCTAAGGATGGTTTTCACTGTTCCTCCATAGCTTCTAGCGCCGATCGCAACATGGCTTTGACGATGGTTCGATCGAAATTCGTTCCATGCTCAAGTGAAATAGGGGAACCTGCGCCGATTACCCAAACACTCCCGCCGAAGCAAACAGCCACTTGAGGGCTACGCATATCTAGCATGAGAATGTTTGGATCTGTGGTTTCGTCGCTCATTACCCCTCCTGGACGGTGATTTGCGCGTCGGATCCTGCGCACCCGTGGCGAAGTCCCCCTTTTGCGTCGCGCCAGCTGATGATGATCAGGTCAGGATCGGTGAGGGCTGGACCCGCTTGCTGTACTGCGCGTGGGATTCCTCTGACGATTAGCCGATCGCCGATCTTGAGTTCTTTGGCGGTGATGTTCACGTGTTGTCCTTTTCGCAGTGGGTGCAGGTGTTGGTTTTCCAGTAGTGCCAGCAGATGATGCAGAGCATGTCGTCGCCGGTTGCTGGTTCCCAGTCGTGTTTGGTTTTGCCGCAGCGGGCGGTGGCTGGTTCGCCTTCTAGCCAGGCTTGCGCTTGTCCGCGGCAGAACCGGTGCGATAGGTGGTCTTCTGCGGTAGTTGTGTGTTCTGGATGGGTGAGGGTGTCAACGGCAGTCATTCTCACTGCCTTTGTATCCGGGTTTACCAGCTTCTAATATTGTGAATTGGAAGTTTTCGGGCGGGTTCAGTGGGGTTGGATCTGGTGGGAGTTCCCATGTTCGTTCGCGTTCGAACGTTGCGTGTTCGTACTGGACGGGCTTGCATGCCCAGTGCACGAGCGATGCTCCGACAATGAACCCAGCGCCGAAGACCCCGAGCGCGAGGACGATTAGGCTAGTCATCGTTGCAGTCCTCGCATGCGCATGATGCCCCGTAGCCCAGTGCTTCTTCTTCTGCCTCTAGGCTGGCGGTGCGGAGCATGCCTACCAGTTGCACGTGAGGCATTTCGCTGTTGCCGCACAAGAACCCGTCACGGGTGCCGTGTTCGTCCATGCCCGCGGTGGTGAGGAGTACGACTGCCCCGGTGACCATGTGCCCTTCTGGGATGATCATGGGCACTTCCAGACCGTAGATGTTGATGTTGTTGATGGTTGGTTCGCTCATGGTGTTTACTCTCCGCAGTTTTGGCAGGGTTTGAATTCGAGGTGTGTGCAGACGCTGCAGTCGTCTGGTGTGGGGCCGGCGTATTCGATCCATGGTTCGTTGGTGACGTCGGTTCCGCAGAGTGCGCGGTTTGGGTTGCATCCGCAGACGGTGTGGTCTAGTCGGTTTTCGTCACTGCTGCTGTCCATAGCACTCTGGTCTAGGTGGGTGGTGGTGGCGGTCATTACGGCTCTTTCCGCGTGGTTCCGCAGTGCTGGCATTTGTAGTTGCGTGACCATGCGCTTGTCCTGTACCAGGCGTGGCCGAACCACCTGCAGCGTGCGGTGGCGGCCCAGTAAGCCATGAATATGAGGACTGCGACTCCTGCGGTGAATGCGATGATCTGTGGGGTGCTCATAGCTTCACGACCCTGACGAGTGCTTCGGATGCTTTCACTTGGTGATCGCAGTTGAGGAGGGTTTCCCCGTATTCGAGGAAGGCGCGCAATGTCCTGTACCGGCCTTCGCACATGAGGTAGGACTCTGTGTGGTGGCATTTGGGGCATTCCCAGTGCATTGAGTAGGCGGCGGGTGCGCCTGCTTGGTGTCCGTAGTGGCCTTGTGGGTGACCTTCTCCTTCGCATGGGAGTGGGATGTCTACGTTTTCGGTGAGTTGGGTGAACACGTCGGTGTGTTCGTGGGTTTGGGTGGTCATTGTTGTTCCTGGGTGAGTTGGCGTAGTGCGGTGGGAACGATTTGGGGTACGAGTTTGGCTTGTGCTGGGGTGAGGTTGAGGCCGTCGAGGATTTGTTGGATGGCGGTCACGACGAGTTGACCCTTTTCCTGTTCAAGGCGCACGCGTCGTTCTTCGACACCTGCCTTGGCCGCCATTGCTGCCCATTTCGCCAGTTGTTCTTCGGCTTGGCGGAGTGCTTGCCATTTGATGTTGATGCCAGCCTCGTAGGTTTTGAGGTTGGTGGGTTCGCCTTTTTCTTCGCCTCGTTCGTGTTTGGTTTCGCCGAAGAATAGGTCTTCTTCAGGGAGGTCTTTCACTAGTGACCGGAGCCATGCGACTTCGGCGGCTTTTTGGTTGATGAGGTTGAGGAGGTGTTCGACGGGGTGTCGGTTGATTCCGTCGGGGTCGATGCGTCCTAGGATTTCCACGGCTTCTGCTTCCATTGCTCGTCCGGTTGCTGCGTCTTGTGCTTTGGGTGATTTGCCGCCGTGTTTGCCGCAGCGGGTTCCGCCGTGGACGGGTGGTGCTTGGCAGGGTTCGCCTTGGCCGTGGCGTTGTCCGCGTTTCTTTGCCCCGCAGATCAGTCGCCCTGCCGTGTTGGTTTGTCCTGGCGCGAATTGGGGTTCGCCTTTGTAGCGTTTGATTGCGGTGGCGAGTTGTTCGGGGTTGATCTTCGCGGGCAAGGGTTAGTCCCGGTATTCTGCGGTGATGTGGTGCAGGTTTGCCTGTGGTGGCGTGTAGCGGGCGCGCAGTGCGCGGGTTGTGTTGTTGTCCAATTCGTCTGGGGTGAATCCGTGGACGATGATGCGACCGAGTACGGCCACGTACGGCATGATCTGCTCGGCAGTGATACCGGCTTTGGCGAACTCAAGGATCACTTCGAGGTACGCGTCCCGCTCATCACCTTCAACACCGACATATTCCATGCGCTTCTGGAAGTCAGCTAGTTCGTTCTGGTGGCGCCGGCTGTCGAGGGGCACGACGTTTGGGCGGAGCTTGCCGAACCGGGTTGGCATCGTTGGGCGGATGGCCGCGAGGCTGATTACTGGGTTCGGCGGATCTTGTGGTTGGTGGTCGCCTACTTCGCCTTGGTACGCCACGTCGTGCGGGTCTGGGGCGACGCGGGCGGGCCGGATGTTCGTGAAGTGATAGCGCCCCGCTTGGGATGATCCGGTGTAGATGTAGGCGCGTTCATGCGTTTCATCAGACCACCGTTCGAAGTGTCCTCGCTCCCAGCGCCCGCCAAGCGTCTGAACCTCCACAGTCTGCCCATGCAAGTAGTCGCCACGCTTGGCGCTCTCCGGGTTCACCTGGATTGGGCGGATCTGGTCCGCCTTCGCCCATACCGAAGTCGCCCAATCGTCCGGTAGCACCATCGCACCAGCGTGCCCAGGATAAACAGTGAGAATAGTTGCAGGGATCCACTTGTCTGCTGATTCAACTTGGCACCTGTCCCCTGCGTTGAGTTTCTTCACCGTGACCACCTGACCTTTTCTAGAATGTCCGCGATGACGGACCCTGCGTATAACCCCCATTTCTCACGGCGGGTGAGTTTGGGGATTGGTTTTGGCCCTACGACGTGTGTTGCGTGCACTGGTGTGGGGGTGTTGTTGGTGTATTCGTAGTGGAGGATTCCGGGTTTGCCGGGGATCTCGTGGAATACGACTTCGTCTGGTTCTATCTGTGTCCATTCTAACTGGTTATATATCCGATTCAAATAGCTGATTCGGGCAAGATGAAGGGCTTCTTTGTTGAGGATTTCTGCGGCCTGGTTGAGTGGGTCGGTGTTGTTCATTGTTTTGGGCCTCCGTGTTTTTTGCATCCGCAGTAGGTGGGGTGTGGGGTTCCGGGTCGGAAGTCGTTGTTGCTGATGGTGTCGTGTCCGGTGCCGCGGTATTTGTAGGGTTTGAAGGTTCCTGTGTGTCGGTGTGATTCTTGGGTGGTGAGGGCGCGTGCGTAGGTGGGTTTGTAGTTGCTGTATTCGGTGTCGGTGCTCATGATTTGTTGTCTTTCTTTCACAACTGGGATATCAATTGGTTACTGCGTTTGATCGGAGTGATAATTAGAAATTCAGCCACTTCTAAGTTAGGAACAAATGAATACCAACCCTCTGCTTTCCATGGCGACGGCGATTGATGCAATTACCATTCGTGGGCAGTCAGCCACTTCCTCGGAGGAGGACCTGAACAGCTACCTCTTCAGAACGTTTAATGGACGCGAAGGTGAGTCCACATTTATCGCTTCTAGGCGATGCGCCTACGAAGCTCAACTCGTTGCGGAGACTTTTTTCGGCAGTACCAGCGATGGATCCAATAAATTCGTTGACTTGGAAAGCGTCAACGACATTATTTGGAAGGTTCCTGAAGGCGTTAGCCGCCGCTTGAGCGGTGAAAGTTCATTGATGCATCCCAGTGCAGCTCAAATTCTTCGCATGGCGGCTGGATATACCGAAAGAGGAGGGATCTACTCCGCATCCCGTGAGCAGTTTGATTTTTCTTGGCTTTTCGAGATTCTTGACGAAATTGATTCGGATCTTCCAAGCTCGTCAGTACCCGAGCAGCTGCGGATCGGGATTTCCCGCCACATTTCGATTATGCGTAGCACTCTCGCGCGCGACATTGTTCCAGTTGAAACAATAGTCCAGCAACTAGCAACTCTTTCTGGCCTCCTTTTCGCAGCTGCGCAGAGTGAAACGGATAAAAAGAAAGTCAAGAAATTCATTCTATGGGCCGCACGTGTTTCTGCAGGAGTTGTTGTGGACATCGCCATCGGGATACCAGTCAACACTGCAACGAACCTCTTAATGATGGCCCTAGAATCCGGGGGGTCTGATGTGTCGGGAGACGGGTCTGATGACGATTTGCAGGATCTCGGCGAAACAATTCCCGTTTAGTCATTGCGTCTTCCTGTTGTTTCGTGTTGTTGTTCGCAGTCTCTGGCGAGTGATGGGACGTAGTGGATGCGTCCGCAGGTTCGGCATTGGTGGGGTTGTTCGGCCGTGGTTAGGCTGCTAGTGGTTGCCATGTCCAGGTCACTTTCTCTTCAGTTCGCGTGAGGTGCGTGGCGCCGGCCCGGGTCAGGTCTCGGTGTTGGGTGTGGTTGATGTGGAGTAGTCCGGGTTTCCACATGTTCATCCACTGGGGTTGGCCCATGAACGCGTGGTTGACTTCTTGGATGATTCTGAACGGGCTGAGGTTCTGTTCGCACATGCTCCCCGCATACTTCACCGCAAAAACGGCTGCAGCCTGCGCGACTGGTAGTGTGTGCGCGGATCCGATCCAGGTGTCTGCGTAGTAGATCTGCCATGATGGCCAGTTGTAGGGGTCTTTGAACACTCTGGCGCGGTGGTGTTTGGTTTCCATGGTGGGTCAGTCCTCGAATGTTTGGTGTTCGATGGTGTTGAGGATTCTGCGTGCCCAGTATGGGAACGTGACGACTCCTGCGGCTATTAGGGCGCCTGCTAGGCGGAGGATGTTGTTCATTCGGAGCCGACGCGGTATTGGTTTGCTCTGACGCTGAGCGCTCGGGCTGCGGGAATGCACTCTGTTCCCCACGCGCCAAGCTCATTCACTGCTTCTTCTAGCGCTTCTGCTTTCGCTTCAGCGCGGACCTTGGCGATCATGCGGTTGAACTCGGCCTGCGCTTGTTTAGCCGTGATCACGCCTAAGGTTGTGCGGTCGTAGATATAGGCTCCACGCGCAAACTCAACGGTCGGAACGTATTCCGATTCGCCGGATGCTGGATCGTAGAACGTCGCTGCCACCTTGTCATTAGCGCCCATGATGCTTCCTCCCTCGGTGCAGTAGTGGCTTTCCGAATCGACGGCGTGGTGTGGACAGGCCGTTGCGAGTTGGTTCCGCATTCCAGCGCCGGCCCCATGCTTCACCGTGCTTCGTCCTGCTACTGGTCCGCCGTTTGGTGACCCGCACCCGGTACATTCGATGCTCCGCGTAGCTGTCGTCGAATGTATGCGTGACTTGTGTTCGCAGGTTCACTGACCGTTTATCCCTCGGCATCGTTCGCCTCCGGGCGGTACAGGACACGGGCGGGGAGGGCTAAGGACTCCGATGAGCAAGCATCAATGTCGCGAACCCGGCTCCACATGGTGCCGTAGACGTCCCTATCGTCTGCTTGGAACATCGTGCCATTGATGATCACCACAGTCCCTACAGGCAGCGCGTCGAGTTCTTCCACGCTGTTCACTACCGGCTGGGCGACGGCGAGGTAAGCGCGGATTGCGTCTTCTGCTATTTCGTTCGCGGTTCCCTCATATCCGTTGCCGTCGTAGCGATCAGATATGGTATCGCTGGCCCTTGAAAGCGCGTCCGGGTTTAGCGGGGGCTGGTTCACTTGGTGGTCTCCTTAGCGAAACGGGTTACTTTGACCTCGACTTTGAGCCCGACGTGCGGGTAGGTGAACTCAACTTCACCGTCGTATTCGCCTTCTACGAACTCAGCTAGAGAGCCAATGACTTGATTAGTTACATCTTCTTTCTCGCCAACAAATAGCGTGTTGGCCTTGTTTAAGCGTCCCGCTTGGATCTGCTTGGAGATTCGTGCGTAGTGAATGCCGATCACTTGGTGGCCTCCTTAGCTAGCTCACGCGCTTTCCGGGCAACAGCGAGCCAGTGTTCCTGGTTGAACGGGGTCATGTCGTCGAACGAGCCACGCAAGTCAACGCCCATGCTAGACAAGTACGTGTTCGCTAGTTCCAGCGCTTCGGCTTCCAACTCGGCCTGGGGTTTAGCTTCGGCGGTGGTGCGTTCCTGCTCAGCAATATGTGCATAAAGTGCCGCCCACGCCTCACCGATCTTGGTCGCAGCAGGCTGATCAGAGCCATACGCCGCTTCGAGGATTGCGAGGGCAAGCGCAGGAGCATCAGACGGGGCGATAGCGATCCCGGTGGAAGTGATAGCGCGATCACTCCGCCTGATAAGCAAGTCAACCTGTGAGCTATCACCGTACCCAACTACGTTGAGTTCATTTGCAGACAATAAGCCCTTGAAAGATTTACTGGTCATTGGTTTCTCCTAATAGTTCTTGTACTTGCTTCGTGGTCAGAACCTGATCCGCTACGAGAACGTCACCAAGTTTGATCAGTGCTAGATGCAAACGGGCGAAAATGGAGATTTCGCCAGGATGGTCGATGTAGTCGTTCGCGTCGATGATTCCGCGCTTGGCGTCTTGCCCGAAGATGGCTCGCGCATCCGTTGATGAATACACGGTCATTCCTCCACGCTTCCTGATGCTGACCGTCCACGCTTCGTCGGGATAATTGTGATGTTGGATCTTTTCGAACGGCGAGGGCGTTTGGAAACCTAACCAGAAACCCATCACGCGCCTCCTTGGTTGGTTCGTGCCATACGGTCGGCGCATGGCCAGTTGTTCCCGCATTTTTCACAGTGTGGCCCCTCTTCGAGCAACTGCTTTATGAGGGACGGGTCAGATACTTTTTCGGGGTCGCAGTACCACTCTCGGCACGGCCGATGTTCAGAGTTAGTCATCGTCACCGAACTCGTCATATTCGGCTTCCATCCCGTTTTCGTGCATCTTGGCGAGTAGGCTCAGATCGCCTTTGGCAATGAGGTCTTGGATGACCTGTTCGAATCCGGTCTCGGCGGTGTGCTGGAAGATCTGCCATGCGATCAGGCCTTGATTGTCGGGGTATTCGACGGTGATCTTGACTGGGATCTCTACGCCGTCGTTGGTGGTGGCGGTTCCGGTGATGTCGAAATTCTGCATGTTAGTTTCCTTCTTTGTTTGTGCATTCCGGGCATGGTGTGAACCCGGTGTAGTCGGCTTTCATGAGGACAGAGGTTCCATTGCATCGGTCGCATTTCTCAGCCACGCTCACCCCTGGCCATGCGGTCCGCGTAGGCGATAGCTTCAGCGTGGGTTGGGAATTCTTCATCGAAGAATGGTTCAGCACGTTCGGCTACCCATTTACCTCCGTACGCGAACCACCAAACGAACATCCGGCTCTGATCACATTCGTAGCCAGTCTGATAGCTGATTCTTTTATGCCGGTCCACCCCGTCTGACCATGTGCCGTCAGCGAGACGATAAGGGCCGGTGCGCAGGATTCCGCCCTTACCCTCGCAGGTCTCACACTTACTGATCTGTGGGATACCCCTAAGAGTTCCGCCAGTTTCAGGCCATCCCCTGCCGTTGCAGTCCTTACACTTCTGGCTCATTGCCAGCCCCTAACCCTTCGTCGGCCAGCTTGCGGGTCGGGCAAGGGTACGCATCGAAATCGCATGATGCGCAAACCCTCATCCATCTGTTAGCGCTTGACCCTTTAATGTCGTTGAAGAAGTCCTCGACCAATTGAGGCTTGTGCAGTTCTTGGATCGCTACAAACGCGGCACGCATGGCCGGGATCTTGTGTAAACCGTTCTCACTCATTTGGCACCTCCTGGTGGTACTTGCAGGGCGCGGACTCTCCGCATGATTGGCAAACCAGGATTGAACGCCCGAGGGATTCTTTCCACAGGTGTACGGTTCGCGCTGGTCGGTGAAGCGGCTCCCGGTGCGCGGTGCGTTGCGCTGCGGCAGTGAGCCCAGCAACGAAATCCAACGTCATCGGCTCCGGCGTGAGCTTCGGGGCACGATGCTTGATGCGTAACCGGTCCCCCGCTTTGACCATGAGCCCCCATCCTTCCGGCAGTTCGTCCGCTTTGACGATGGAGGCATCGGAAACCACTAGATACCAGTAGTCGCAGTAGCGTTTGATGCGTTCAGACTTCACCGGGTCGCGTAGCTCGGTCAGCCAGTCAGAGCGCGAAACTTTGACCTCGTGCCCAATCAACGCTTGCTTAGATGCGTACTTGTCCACAGCGATGAAGTCAGCCACAGAGCAGAACAGGCCTAGATTCTGCGTGGAGCGCACGTGTTCGGCGCGCACGTACCGGTCAGCGATGGTTCCCTGGCGTTCGGTGTTGTACCGACGCAGGAGCATGTTGAGCATGTCGCGCTCGGTGTACTTGACCGTCGGCTCGAAAAGCTGGTCAGCCACGGGTATCACCGTCCAGGGCGCGGTCGATCATTTCGGCGTAGTGCTTATCGCCGGGTGCGAGTTTCTTCAGGTATACGGCCAGCTCCCGCACTCGTCGCACAGCCTGTTCAGCCTGTTCGAGCTTGTTGGCATTCTTGTCGGCGCGTGATCGCTCAGAGTCACGACCAGCACGCATGGCATCGAAACGCACATTCATTACCCGCTTTTGCTCGGTCAGTTCAATGTTTCGTTCCGCCAGAGTTTTGACTGTACTGGTCTGGTTGGACAGCGCACTCTCAGCCTGTTCGAGGCGGGACAGGAGGGCGAGGATGGTAGGCGGGTCAAACGTGGCGATGAATTCTGGGTCGCCATTGAACCCATAGCAGTGTGCGCTCATGCGGATCCCGGCCTTGCCTTGAACTCGCAAAGTGAAGTTGCGCCCGCCCATTTGCGGGTTCCCCTCGCGCATCTCCCACGGTCCGGGTGTTGCGGCTTCTGCGACCTTGCGCAGGTTGTCCAAGTCGGTGGTCATTTGGTGTTTTCTTTCTCGTCTGCGATGCGGATAGCGCGGCCCAGGACAAGGGCGAGGACGGCTGACAATACAATCCAGCCGACAAAGATTAGGGCGATCATGGTCATGACGCGTCGTCCATGCTGGTTTCGCTGGGTGGGTTCCATCCGGCGGCGATCAGGTGTGGGGTGAGTTCGTTGAGCTGGTTGAGGACGGTTTCACGGACGCCGTGCTGGGTGAGTTTGTCTTGTTCTTCCCACGTCTTGAGTGCGAAGTCTGGGACGTTTGCGCGGTCAGTTTCGGGCATGCTGTTGAAATGCTCGGCATGCTTGTTGACGCGGGCTCGGGCGATCTTCTCGACCAGCTCAGTGGTGATGTGGTTGCTCATTTCGCGCCTTCCAGTTCGCTGATTCGGGTTAGCAGGTTAGCGACTTCCTGGTCTGTCAGGTGGCCTTCTACGTCGCTCGTGATTGGGGTGCCATAGTTCAATGACTCGTCGTGGTTGATGACGGCGAGTTCCCAAAGCCCTTTGTCGCCGCCGTAGGTCCATGGGCCGCGGATTACAGATGCGCCGTGCCCGTTCGGGAATTTGTAGACGTGCCGTTCAGCGCCGGTCATGACCTTGTGCGGACCGGATTTGGCGGGGGTAAATGGTGTTTTTGGTGGGGTGAAACCCTGGTTGATGCTCATTTGTTGACTCCATAAAATTTTGTGTTGGCGGGTTAGGCCCAGTAGTTGAGGTCCCATTGGGATAAGTGGATTGGGGTTGGTGGGGCCGGGTCTGTGGTGCCTTTGCTGTCGGCGATGGCTTTGGCTTTTTGTGCGGTTGCGGCGGCTTCCCAGTCGGTGTGGTTCATCCGGTAGTCACGGTGCGCCACATACCCGGGTCGGGTGGCGTGGTGTGCACGCCCGTGGTGGTTGCAGAACCGGAGTAGTGATACTCCCCCGAGGATCCGGTAGGCGAACACGTGCAACGCTTGCGCCCCGCACTTGTCGCAGCGATCCAACAGGGTGAGCGTGGTGGGCAATGCGAATTCGATGTCCACATCCAGTTCCACATGCGTGTCATGAATGGGTTTCAGGGCGAGGTCGGAGGGTTTCATTTGGGGTTCCTCATATCGGTGAGCTCTGTCAGGAGCGTGTTGATTTCGGATTGTTGCCGGCGGATGGTTCCGACCAGCTGAATGATGATCTCCGCTGACTCGTCATGCGTGAGCTGCGGGTACTGCCACCCCTTCACCCGGCGTTCCAGACTGTTGAGGTGGTGCTCAGTGAGGATTGGGCTAACGGTCATGCCGTCCACGCCCTGCAGGATGATTGGCTTTGCAACGGGCGACCGCTTCAGCGTGTCGCCGGTGCGCCTGTCCAAGAGTGTTGCCAGCGAAGAACGCGGCACCAGTTGCGATGCAAATCATCGCGGCGATGATGATCCAGAACATGATCTCTTTGCCCCCTTTGCGGGCTCTTCCGCTCACCCTGACCGGTAGCGGTTTGACTGCTTACGCACAAGCATAAGCCAGTTCAACTGGATACACAACCACTCACATTGGATATTTTAGACAAAACCATTTCCCTCGAAGACCGCGATCCTCGCCCCCGGGGCGCGGTCATCAGCGAACCGCTTACGCGAACGATGCTCCACAATCTGCGAATCATCCAAGTACACCGAAGCACTCGTCAGCGCATCACACACCGCCCGCAACAACTTGTCCCCGTCCGGCTTCGTCACCGGCACCAGCGGCGCCCAATCCTTGAGCACGCCAGCATTCCGACCCGTACCGTAATGACCCTTCGGACGCGGGAGGAAGAACGTCACATCAACGCACACGGGCCCGTCAAACCGCGGAATCTCCGCCTCAACCTTGGCAACCATGGCAGCGACTTTCACTTCCTCGCGCCACTCTTTCAGCCTGTCGCCGGCTGACTCGACCAGGCTCACGGTGGTTTTTCCGGTGGCCTTGTTGGTTCGGGCAAAGGCTTTCTTCGAGCCCTGGGGTGTCGGGGTGCCATGAACGTCGAATGAGAGCTCCCGCGCACCCGGGGTGCTGTGCGTCGATTTGCGGGCCTCAAATTGGGCGGAGTGGGCACTTACCGCCACTGCGGGGCGTTCGTCGTTTCTAGCCACTGTTTTGTCGCTCCTGTGAGGTGTCCAGTTGTATTGGTCAGTAGTTGATTTCAAGTTGGTGAGTGGTGGCGGTGTTTAGCTCTAATTTAGTGTGGTTACCTCACTAGTTTGTGGTTGACCCCGTAGGGGTTGGGTTGTTTCGCCATCCTGGTTGGGGTGGGTTTCGTTTGTGTTGGTGGAGGTTTTTGCCGTGGAGGTGTGGTGGTCGGTCTCCGAGTTGGATGTCGATGGTGCAGGGGCCGCAGGTGTTGGCTGGGTGTCCGGTGTGGTCGGGGCATTCTGGGCCGGTGGGGATTTGGTTGCGGGTGGTTTCGGGCCAGTGTTTGCCGGGGAGCATGATGGGGGCTGGGGTTTTGCAGGTGGGGTCTTTGGCTTTGGTGATGGCTGCGATGGTGAGGTCGGCGAATGATGGGATGGTTCGGTTTTTGCTGAGGAGGGTGATGATGCTGTTGATGGTCCAGTCGGGGCGGATGTTGTTGAGGATGTGGGCGAGCATGGTTGCTTGGCGTTCGTTGAGTTCTGGCATTGGTTTTGTTTTTCCTTTGGGGAGGGTTGGGGCAGCCAGGCGTTTGGGTGTGGGGTTGTTTGGGCTTTCCGGTTTGGGCTTGTTCTGCTTTGAAACGCGCCCGCGTTACTTACGTAACGATTGGCTGGTGCTAGGTGAATGGTGAGTGGTGTTAGGTGTTAAGGTGTGGGCGATGTGTAAACCGATGCCCTAGTTTTTGAAATGTTGGGGTAAACCGATGGGCTGGTGGATGCCTTTGCGATGGGTCAAGGGATGGGTAAACCGATGCCCTAACCGATGGCCTACCGGATGCCTAAAACGGGGGTTCCTCGATGGGTAAACCGATGGGTGAATCAGGGATGCTGACACGCTCCGACCGGTCTTCCCCGGCATGGTTTTCCCATGGGTCTACGGAGCGCATTTGCAGGTGCTCCCCCAGGTACTCCCATGACTTCCAATCGGGGTTTTCCTTGTGCAGCCGTCGCAGTTCGTGAACGATCACGCCTTTGAGGTCTCGTGACCCGACATCTTTGAACGCGTTGGCTACGGCGCCGCCCATGTTCTTTTGTTTGAGCAGGCCGTCGTTGCGTATGAAGGATCGGATTAGGACTTCTTCGGTGTCGTCGTCGACGATGATGTATTTCTTGGCGCGGAGTATTTCTGCTGCGTCGGTGACTTCGCCGAGGGTGAGTCCGTGGGCCATGGGGACTATGCGTTTTGGTCGCCAGTCCATGGTTCCGCAGTAGGTGAGTTTTCCGTGGGTTGCGAGGTGGATGTAGACCCATTGCTCTGTGAGGGTGAGGTCTAGGAAGTTGTCGTCTACCCAGATGTCCGTTTGGATCTGGGCGAAGTTGCGGGCCACTGTTAGTCCTTTCGTGCGCTGGTGATGAAGTGGTGCATGGTTTTGACGTGGTGTGCGTCTTGGAGCGCGTCGTGTTGTCCGGCAGGTTGTGCTGGGAGCCGGGTTGTTCCGGTCCAGTTCACGAGTGCTCGTACGTCGTTGGTGAACTGCGGGATCGGTGCTGGTACGTCGATCATGCTGAGCTGGTCAAGTTTTTGAGACACGATCTTTGATCTTTTCTAAATATTCTCAAGCCGCCAAAGCTAAAGAATTTCTCTCCTGGTACGAGTCCAAAACTGCCTGGGGGCTGAGCCCTCCATTAGCT